GCCAAGGGCTGGAGGGCCAAGGGCTGGAGGGCCAAGGGCTGGAGGGCCAAGGGCTGGAGGGCCAAGGGCTGGAGGGCCAAGGGCTGGAGGGCCAGCTAAACAAATCGGTCGAGCGGGGACCCTGCGCCAGGGGGCGGGGGCGATCCCGCCCACCTCTGTCACACGCAGCAACCAGGCTCCTCACCCTCCATCCCATATACCAGAAAAAATCCACCAGCATATAAGCCCCTGGCGCCGGCACCCGCAAACCTCCCTCCGCCGACCACCCCTCTCGAGCCTGGCCTCTCCGCTCCAGAAAAAAGGCAAAACGGGCCCAGGAGCCTCCCGCCAGGGGAAGTCGGCTGGCCGGACCCCCAAGAGTCCTCCAGCTCACCCCCGAAGTCAGCCGCCGACACCCGAAGTCTTCCCCGCGGAGCCGGCCCCAAGCCACCCTCGTCCCCCATACCAGAAAAAATCAGAAATCAGCCCAGTGCCATGGCCACCACCCACCCCACATGCACCGAAAACCATCCGACTATCCGACTATGGTTACTCTAAATCCGACTTGTTTATTCCGGTAGCCACCGTATAACCATAGGCCGCACAGGGGCGTGCCAACCTCTATACTCTACATATTATCTCAATAGTTAAGTAGGAGTATATAAGAGGGAGGGGTCCACAGTCGAATCCCAGCAGATCCTACAGGATCCCTCCGGGCAAGTCCACCGAGCCCCCTGCTCCCGGGCAACATGAGATCTTGGGTTTAGAGTAGAGAGCGCACAACCTTGTCAGTGGGGAAAGGTTAAAGCGAAACGGGAGGAATAATACTTGCCTGAATAGAGTAATCCAAGTATACTGAGGCGGTAAGTTCATTAACAAGGGAGGAGGCTGAATGACCCGTCTGATGGATCCCCCGAGCACACGCGCTGGTCTGGACGCGCTCCGCGTACATCTGGGCCTGGACAGCCAGATTCGCACGTATCGGTTCGCGTTGGATTTCTTGTCCCAGTGTGTGCACTGTGTCTCCAAGGGTGGTGCGGTGTATCTCTGGCATCCGGTGGATGGACCCTACAAGAGCCTGTTGCTGGCTCGAGAGCATCTGGCAACGTATGCCTTGGCTGATGATACACCATTCAGCGGCAGTTCAACAGAATTATTTGTGAAGTTGCCGAACACGAGCATCATGTTCAAGTTGACGCCAGCAGGCACGCAGGAGTTCCGGAAGATGCAGCGTCTGTTGGGTGAGACGCGGCGGTCGCAGATTCTGAAGTTGGCCATGGGGAAGTTGTTCTTCGCCTGCCAGATGGCCGAGATGGGTTATCGTGTGATGGACTGTCGCGCAAAGACGAAGAAGGACATCACGCCGCAATCGCAGGCCGTTCCTGGTTTCCCGGTGCGGCGAGCCCGCAGGCTTCCTCAGAAGAAAGTGGTGGGTGTATGAGACAGCATCGACACTTCAATCGAAGGACAGGTGCCGAACTGGAGGCGCGCTATCTGGAGGGCCGCACGCTGACCGAGTTGGCTGAAGAGTTTGCCTGCAGTGCGCCTACGTGCAGCAGCGAGCTTAGACGGCGCAATGTTGAGATGCGCCCGACTGGGAGGCCGTGTGGTTCTAAGCCTGTGTGTGCCGTTGAGCAAAGCACAATCACTGCGCTTGAATGCTTCAAGGCCCTGATCTTCATGGACCGGTGCGTCCGTGAAGTTGAGAGTGGCTCCGAGATCACGCCACAGTTCTTTGGCAAGGCGGATTTGAGCCCACTTCGCAGCAAGCTGCCTTCGATTTACAAAAGTGGCAAATCCATCCGGGTGGAGTTGGATCATCTTCGGGTGTGCCTGGACGGGCGCAAGTTGGGCCATGTGCAGACCGCTCTGGGGATTGCCACAGGGCAGGAGGCGTTGCGGTACATGCTGGAGAAGCTGGAAGAGGCCACCTATATGGGTGAGAGCGGCCACAGGCTGATTCTGACTACCGCGGATGGGGAGCGGGAGGACATAACACCAGCGCGTCTGACTGAGGAAGAACTCGATGAGCACAGGAGGATCGTGCGATATGCCTGACGACATCCCCATCGAGGACACCACCGCCCTTATCCCCACTCCCGACGAGCAGGATCCCAGTCCCGAGCCCGATCGCACCTGGGGCTACCAGCCGCCGCAGATCGTGTCTCCGAAGTGGCGCAGCATAGCCCAGAACCGTGGCACCACGAGTTTCAACGACAAGGACAAGGCCAGGTTCCTCAAACATTACGCGCTCCATGGGCGCATAGGGCAGGCAGCGGCCTTTGCCAAGGTTTCTCGTCCGACGATCCTGGCCCACAGGAAGGCGGATCCTGATTTTGATGAAGCCTGCCAGCAGGCATGGGACGCCTGGAAGGAGCGGGTGGAGATGACGGCGGAGAAAGTGGCAATCCTGGGCGTTGATCGACCGATCATGGGCGGGAAGTACAAGGACGAGGTGGTCGCCTACGAGAGAACCTACGACTCCAAAATCCTCGCCATGGAGCTGAAGCGGGTGAATCCCGAGTACCGGGAGAAGAACGAGTTGAGTGTCACCTTGAACGCGGGGGTACTGGCGATCCCCGTCCTGCCGACCCACAAGACCGCGGAGGAAGCCCTGGCCCAGTGGGATCAGCAGCAGCGCACGGAGCGTGAGCAGCGGGACGCCCTGGCCGAGCAGCAAGCGTCAGCCACCAACCGGCAGTTGGCCGGGCCCGGGCCCGCGGAGGACGAATGAGCGCCAAACTAGCCCCGATCAAGCCCTCGCTCCGCTGGGCGATTGTCCACAAGACCACCGGCGACATCGAGCACGTCTTCGCAGCCAAGGCCGATCGGTTCATTGCCCGGTGCTACCTGACCGAGCACGATTTCAACACGGCTTACTGGGGCGTTCGGCGCGTCAAACTGGAGGGTGCATGATGACCCCCGAAGAAACCGCCCGGCTCCTGGGCTCCGAGCCGCCGATCCACGTCGGTCCGTTCGACCCGCTCCGGGCAATGATCAACCTGAGCAACATGGACAGGGGTGTGGGCCAGGACATCACCCTGAACAATGTGCGTTTGCAACGAGACGTGTTACTGCGCCGGTTAGGCATAGAAAGGGAGAAACCAGAATGACCAGCCATATACCCCCAATCAACCCCAGCCCCGAATGGCTCCAGCGCATGGGAGATGCTGAGGCCGAGTGCCCGTCGATCGCGGTGGGCGGGTTGGCGCATGACGTGGGCTTCGTATCCGAGGAACGCCTGGACGCCGCCTTAGCCCTCTTCGGCCGTCTGCTGAGGGACCACGCCACGGATCTCCCGCCAGAGCGCAGGCTGGCCCCGCTGGAGGCCGTGAAGGCCGCGCTAGAAGCCACGCGCCACAACCTGGCCACCGCGACGGACATCGTGAACGAGCAGATAGCGAAGCTGGCCGAGTTACGGTCTGATAACCAGCGGTTGCGGGAGGGGCTGTGAGCCTCCCCACCGATGTCATCGAAGCCCTCGAGCGATGGCGCCAGGAGGGCCCGCACTACATAGCCGACCCCAAAACCAGCTACACCGCCACACGGCAGTTGACCCGGGCCTGTCTGGCCGGGAACCGTCTGCGGGATCTGTTGCTGCGTGAGACTAAGGCAGCGGCGCGGTTGCGGATTGAGAATGAGCTTCTGCGCACCGGCCTACCTGAGATACTACGTGGCCCTTACCTGTCGCCGGAGCGCCGATGAAAACCGACCTGCAGCCAACACCCACCCAGTCCCTATTCCTAAACACCGACATCTACGAACTGCTCCTCCTGGGCCCCCGCGGCGCCGGGCTGACCAGTGCTCTGGCGATGGATTTCACACGGCACGTAGGCCAGGGCTACGGCGCCAATTGGCAGGGGATTCTGTTCACCCGGGGCCGTCCCGATCCCACCTTGTGGCAAGAATTGCTTCCGGGCGCCCGTCTGGAAGCCTGGCAGGACTGGTGGGTCTGGCCCACAGGGGAGTGTTTGCGTGTGCGGTGCTTCCCTGACGATGACGAATACTGGCGGTACCACGGGCAAAGTTTCCAGTGGATTGGCTGGGACGACCTGCACCAGTACCGGAGCCTCCTGAACTACGAGCGGATGTTCTCTACCTCCCGATCCCTTGACTGGGCCACGGAGCCTCGCGTGAGGGCTACAGCGCACTTGCCGGTGACCGAACCCATCAAGGACCGTTGGGCCCTGACAGCAGATTCCACGCGGAATGAGGTGGTGACGGTGAACGAGGACCGGGCGTTTATCTGGGCCAGTTGACTCTTCCCCCGGTCAGGGGGGAAGAGTCAACCCAAGACGAGGGGGTAGTCCTAATGGCTATCGGTCGTGGGGAGAAGATCGACGGCGCCATCCCGCCGCACAGGTACGGCCTGTACGTGGAAATGTGGCCGAGTCTCAAGCCCTGGCAGCTCGGCTACCGCCGATTCCGGAGCAAACCGTACCGAAACCTGAAGCACCGGCGCGAGCGCAGGCGGGCCAAGTTGGACCCGGAATGCACGCCGGAGTACAACCGTTATCACGGGTGGGAGACGTAGATGGATCATATCCTTGGCACCTGCAGCCTCTGCGGAGGCCCAGTCTCCACTCCGGTGGCCTGGGCAGGCACCAATCCGCCGCGCCCGACCTGCCAGCAGTGTGGGGCGGTAGCTGATCCGGCTTTTGGGCCGGTGATCAAGATGACTCCGCTGGATCCGGAGTACCGAAAGGAAATGGCCGAGGCTCAGGAAGAACTGAACGCATGGATACGTGGTGGGGGGCTAAAGTGAAGCCCATGGTCTACGTCGAGTGGCTGGACTCCTGCTCAACAGACGGTTGGCGCAACCACTACGCCCCGGTATCCACGATCCGTTCGGTTGGCTGGTTGGTGGAAGAGGCTGACGACCACCTGAAGATTTCCGCCCACTTCGACGGTGGGGAGGGTTGTGCCCCGCACTGCGATGTGATGACGATTCCGAAGCAGGCCATCTTGAGCTACAGCGAGTTTGAGTTTGTGCCAACGAGGGGGAAGTGATGTCTGACCGACCCATGATCTACCTCTGCAACGCCTGTGACTGGGGTGGGCTTGCGGAGGAGACAAGCCACCCGAAGCACGCGCCCGGCTTCCTGCTCTGCCCCATGTGCCACGAGACGCTGGAGCCCTTCACGATGGAGGAGGCCGTGGGCATGATGCATGAGCACTGCACGGAGTTCCCCGGTGGGGATTAAACTTGAGCGCCTGGCCAACCACAATCCCAACAACTCGAGCACCACGTACCTCTTCCACTGTCCCGGCTGCCAGGCCCCGCACCCCTTTGAGGTACCGCGGTGGATCTGGAACAGCAGCCTGACCGAACCGACGTTCATGCCGTCCCTGCTGGTCAACCGGCACGACCCACAGACGCGATGCCATTTGTTCATGGCCCGGGGGCAGATTCAGTTTCTCACGGACTGTCACCACAGCCTGGCCGGGCAGACGGTCCCCTGCCCGGATTGGCAGTCGTCTCTTCAGGCTGACAAGCCGGAAGAGACGACCTAGTGCCCCGGTACCGTGTGCCGGTCCACTTCCACGGGGAATGCGCCTTCATTACTGTGGAAGCCATAGACAGACATGATGCCCTGGAGAAAAGCCGGGAGCTTATCAAGGATGATCCAGGCATATGGATAGCTGAAGGGCTGGCCGTCACAGATGAGCCGCAGAATGGAGCAAAATGAAAATCAGAATCGTAAGTGACGGCACCTGTCCGGGCACGAAGATCACGAACGCCGAGACAGGCGAGGAGGTCGAGGGTGTGACGGTCATTGATTGGCACCTCCGTGGCCCGGACTGGAATGCCGAGTGCACCCTGAAATTCTTTGGCCCCGATGTACCGGTGGACCTGCAGGCCGAGGTGCCGGATGAGCCGTTGGGGGCCAAGCAGGTGGAGTTCAAGGCGCGGTATCACCACGACATTGAGTGCATGACGCAAGAACAGTTGAAGGCAGAGATCATCCGCCTTCGCACCTACCCCCGTAAGCCCGAGCCGGTGTAGCTCAGTTGGTAGCAGCGCCGCGCCTGTAACGCGGAGGTCGGGGGTTCGATCCCTCCCACCGGCTCCATGTGTTACCATCCTCGCCGGGTGAGTACGCGGCGATCCGGGTGTCCGGCCACAATCGCCGGGCACCCGGATTTTTTTTTGTTGACTCCAGCACTGAGTGCTGGAGTCAACACGCCCATGGGGGTGTTATGAAGCCAGACGAGATGATCGGCCCCAATTTGTGCCACGAGTGCGGCGAGGGATACGGTCTGCACCATGACCGTTGCTCTATGGCTGGTGAAGTAGCCAACAGGCGGTATGCTGAAAAGCTGCGCGAGATGGCTGCGGAGATCGGGCAGAAGTTTCTTGACTTAGATATCCATGGTATGACCAGAGCCCGGCTCAAGGAGGAAATCCTTCGCCTGAGAGCCGCCATCCGCAAGCACCGTGACGCCACCGGCCACGACCTCTGCTGGTATCAGCCTGAGTTGTGGAGCCTGCTGCCTGAACCCCCGCCCGTCCACGCTGGCGCGGCACCCTCCTGGGCAGAGTTCATTTCCAGATGTGCACAGTACAGGGCATCTCTGGAAGCCATCGAGCGGCTGAAGCGCGTGGGCATCAAGTAATGTCCTCCGACGCAAAAGTGATATGGCGCCCGCAACCAGGCTCACAGGTAGCGTATCTAACCTGCCCTGTTTTTGAAGTCCTATTATCTGGAAATCGTGGCGGCGGAAAAACCGACTCATTGATAATGGACTTCGCCCAGCACGTCGGCCAGGGCTGGGGTGCCGAGTGGCGCGGTGTGATCTTCAGGCGCACATTCCCAGAGCTTTCGGACATCATAGTCAAGACCAAGAAATGGTTCCCGCAGATTTGGCCCGGGGCCACGTACAACCACACCGATCACTACTGGCGCTGGCCCACTGGTGAAACCCTCTTGTTTCGCCAGTTCCTAAGAGATGACGATTACTGGAGTTTCCACGGCTCCGCCTACACGTTCATCGGTTGGGAGGAGCTTTGCACATGGCCCTCCCTGGGCGGCTACAAGCGGATGATGTCCCTCTGCCGCAGCACCGCCCCGGGCATTCCGTTGAAATACCGTGCCACGGCCAACCCGTATGGCCCGGGTCATAACGTGGTCAAGCACAGGTTCCATCTCACGGGTGTCCCGCGGGCTGGGGCCGGACCCATCATCACGGAATCGGTGGATGACGAGGGGATCCCAATAGTACCGCCGCGTAATCGGGTGGCCATCAACTGCACTCTGTCCGAGAACCGGATTCTGCTCGATTCCAACCCCAACTATGTGAACCTGCTGCGGCAGGCCGCGAGGAACCCTAGCGAGTTGAAAGCCTGGGTGGATGGCAACTGGGACGTAGTTTCCGGGGGCATGTTTGACGACCGGTGGTTACCCGACTTCCATGTGGTGGACGATTTCACCCTTCCAGAATCATGGAAGCTGGATCGCAGCTTCGACTGGGGCGTGTCCAAGCCCTTCTCGGTGGGCTGGTGGGCGAAGGCAGACGGATCTGATTATCGGGGTGCCGATGGCCGCACCCGGTCCACTATCCCCGGTGACTTGTTCCGCTTCCAGGAGTGGTACGGCTGGAACGGTCAGCCCAATGAGGGGTTACGAATGCTGGCCACAGAGGTGGCCAAGGGAATTGTGGAACGGGAGCGGAACTGGGGGCTGCGGCACCGGATGACGATGGGGCCGGCAGACACACAGATATTCAACGTGGATACGGGTCGGAGCCTGGCCGACGACATGGCCCAGCCGGTCCAGCTTGAGGACGGCAGCCGCCATCCCGGGATCTTCTGGGCTCGGGCCGACAAGTCCCAGGGCTCGAGGAAGATCGGATGGGAGCAGGTCAGGGACCGGCTTCAGGCCAGCATCCCCACCCTGGGCCTGGGCCGGGATAAGCCCGGGCTGTTCGTCTTCCGCAACTGCCAGCAGTTTCTGCGGACGTTCCCGGTGATACCCCGGGACTTGAAGAACCCGGACGATGTGGATACGAACGCGGAAGATCACATCGCTGATGAGGTGCGCTACAGGGTCCGGTACGCATCACAATATGTGGGGGAGGCTGAGACGGCCTGGTGACTCTGCTTGACAATCCGCCTGAAAAGGTTACTAATCAACCGATTGCAGGTTGACAAAACTGGGGGTGCTGATGGCTGCCGCAAGGAAGAAAGACCCCGAGAGCCCCACAGGCTCCGCCAACATCTCCACACAGCACCCGCAGTATTCACAGCAGGCGGATGCCTGGGAAACGCTGCGCGACTGCTACGGCGGTGAGCGGGCGGTCAAGGCCGCAGGAACCCGCTACCTGCCGCTTACTCCAGGGCAGATGAAGTTCGGGGCGCCGGGCACCAACAGCAAGGGCATGAAAGCCTACGAGGCGTACAAGGTCCGTGCGGTCTTCCCGGGCCTCGTGCGCAAGGCCGTTGAATCTAACCTGGGCATCATGCACAGGAAGCCGGCCATAATTGAGGCTCCGCCCGCACTGGACGGTTTCATCGACCACTGCACCCAAGAGGGCGAGGACATTCAGGCCCTCCTCCGCAAGATCAACGAGCAGCAAATCCTACCCGGCAGGGTAGGATTTCTCCTCGACCTCCCCGCCGACACCAGCACCAAGCCCACCCCCTACATTGCCGTCTACGAAGCCGAGACGATCATCAACTGGGACACGGACATCGGCCCCGATGGCAAGCGGCGCCTGACGCTGGTGGTCCTGGCTGAGATGCGGCATGTGCGCACCGACCGGTTCAGTTGGGAGATCAAGCCTTTCTACCGGGTGCTGGAGATCAACTCAGACGGCAATTACCAGCAGACGCTGTATGACAACCAGACACAGGTCAATACGCTGGTCCCGCTGGTGCGGGGCGAACCGCTCAAGGAAATTCCCTTCTGCATCGCCAACACCAAAGACAACGCCCCGGACGTGGACACATCTCCGATTGAGGGGCTGGCAGCACTCTCACTGGCCATTTACCGTGGTGAGGCCGACCTGCGCCAGTCCCTCTTCATGTCCGGGCAGGACACGCTGGTGATCGAGGGTGGGGAACCGAACAAGGAGTACGGCACCGGGGCAGGCACCATCCTCACACCATCCACGGGCAACAAGGTCTACTACGTGGGTGTCTCCACGGGCGGCCTGCAGGAGCAGCGGCACAATATCGAGGGTGACAAGCAGATTGCCCTGACTGAAAGTGCGCAGCTCTTTGACACGACCAGCCGGCAGAAAGAGTCCGGGGATGCGCTCCGCATCCGGGCTGCCGCCTCCACGGCCACGCTGCAGCAGATTGCACTGACCGGGGGTGCTTGCGTAACCCGTCTTCTCCGTATGGCAGCTATCTGGATGGGTGTTTCAGAAGACGAGTCACGCAAAATCCTCTGCAAGCCCAACCTGGACTTCACGGCTGAATCCGTCTCCGGCAAGGATCTGACCGACATGATGACGGCCAAGATGCTCGGTGCCCCGTTCTCGATGCAGGAGATCCATGAGTACGGGCGCCGCGGCGGGGTGACGGACAAGACGTTTGAGGAGAGCAGCGACATGATCGAGATGGAGCCGCCGCTGCCTGGCCCTAGCCGTCTTCCGCCCAGCCAGGATGCAGGGCAGCCGAGCGGCGGGCCGCCGAAGAAGGCCCGCCAGTCGCCTTCGATCAAGAACGGTAGTGGCTTGAAGCCCAACAGGCCCGAGATGCAGTAATGGTTCAGTCCAACAAAACCCCGAACCAGCTTCTGCATGACGCGGTAGTGCGTCACCAAGTTTTCTTGCTGCGTTCCGCAGGAGTGCTGCAAAGAAAAGTTGTTGAGGCACTACAAGAGTCCGAAGCCAGGATCAAGCTCGCCATCGTCGAGCACCCACGTAGAAATCGCCTTGAGCTGATGGCCCTTTTGGCGGCAGTCACCACCCTGCGCCGACAGGCATGGCGCAAGGTGTCAAGGGAATGGTTGGCTTCTCTGGCGGAGTTAACCGCCAGGGAACCCATGTTCCTGACCGACACCCTCAACGAAGTCGCCCCGATCGTTATACAGATAACTCCGCTCAAGAATACGGATACTATCGTTACTCAGACCGCCGTCATGGGCAAGACAGCCCAGGAGTGGTTTGACGACGCCGAGGCGTCTGATATCGACCGGATCGAGACGAGTATCCGCTGGAGTGACGAGAAGGAAGACAGCGACCGTGTCCTGTTAGCCTTGCTCTTTGGCATGGGCGGGTTGGCTACGCAGACCGAGCGTGGTTTGAGCACCATTACCGCCACGGCCCTGATGGGTCTGACCTCCGCGGTGGCCATGGATTTCTTCGCGCTCAATACGCAGTTGGCTATGCGCTGGCTATTCGTAGCGGTGCTGGATAATCGGACGACACCACTGTGCCGTTCCCTGTCAGGCAAGACGTACTTGATTGGGAAAGGTCCTATTCCCCCACTTCACTGGTACTGCCGTTCCAGGGCGGTGCCTTTCGTGAACCTGAAGAACTGGGGCGGGGTGCCTCGGTCACCCAGCTATGCTGAATGGTTGGGGGGCCAGTCGGTCCAGTTCCAGGACGAGATCCTGGGCCCCACTCGTGGCAGGCTATTCCGATCGGGCGGAGTCACACTGGCCCGGTTCGTGGACTACAACACCGGGAAACAGTTCACGCTGGAAGAGTTGGCGAAGAGAGAGGGCCAGAGTTAGGGCGCGCCATGCGGCACGCATTAGCTTTGCCCACACAGTGCCGCCCCATGCGGGGTGTGCAGGAGAACAATAGTGGCAATCAAGCTGAGGTATGAAACTGAGGAAGAGGTTCCGGCCGGCTTCACCGAACTCTACGAAGAGAAGGAAGGTGCCTGGCTCCTGACCGGAGTCGAAGGTCTGAAGTCGGAAGACGACGTGAAGCGGCTGAAGGGTGCTTTGGACAAAGAGAAGTCCGACCACAAGCTGACCAAGGGGAAGCTGCACGCCTGGGGCGATCTGAAGCCCGAGGAGGTGCTGCCCAAACTGGACCAGTTTGATGAGATGGCTCTGGCGGCTGATGGGAAGATGGATGACACCAAGATTGACGCGCTGGTGGAGTCCCGGTTGAAGTCCAAACTGGCCCCGATCGAGCGGGAGCGGGACACCTGGAAAACGAAGACGGCCGAACTCGAAGCCACCGTGGGCAGCTTTCAGTCCCGCGAGCGGGACCGAAAGATTGAAGAGGCCGTCCGCAAAGCGGCCAAGGGGAAGTTGAACGAGAATGCCATCGAAGACGCCATGCTCTACGGCGCCCGGGTTCTCGAGGTGAACGAGGAAGGCAAGGTGGTAACTCGTGACGGGGTGGGGGTTACCCCGGGCCTGGAGCCGGTGGACTGGTTGACGGACATCCTGCCCAACAAGCCGCACTGGGGGCTGCAGTCGGCGGGTGGCGGGGCAGCCGGGGCCAAGGGTGGAGGCTCCTTCAACGGGGACAACCCGTGGGCAGCCGACAACTGGAACATGACCCGGCAGGGCGAATTTCTCGAGAAGTACGGCGAGGAAAAGGCGGTCCTGGCGGCGAAGCAGGCAGGCACCACGCTGGGTGGGGCGAAGCCCGAAAAGAAATAGGTACAAAGTCAACTGAAAAAAGCGTAGGCTGTTCATCGTGAGCCGGGCCATGGGGTTCTGACTCGTGACTTTCTCCTCGGAGGTGGTCCGGGGGGAGTAACCCTTTTGGGAGGATCCCATGGCATCGGGCATTGTCAAGATCGCTGATATCATCAAGCCGTCGATCTTCGATCCGTACACCCGTCTTCTGACGGAGAAGAAATCTCGCCTGATCAAGTCAGGTGCGGTGGCGCGCTCGTCCTTTCTGGATCAGTTCCTTGCCGGAGGCGGCAAGACGACCAACCTGCCGAGCTGGAAGCCGCTGGACGACGATACGGCGAACGTCTCTACGGACGATGAAACGATCGCCTCCACGCCGAACAAGATCGGCACGGTGAGTCAGATCGCTGTGCGCTGCAACCGGAATCAGAGTTGGGCGGCCATGGATCTGACCGAGGCGCTGGCGGGTGATGACCCCCTGGCCGCGATTTCGGACCAGGTGGCCTCGTACTGGGACCGGCACTACCAGGCCACGCTGCTGGCGGAGATGACCGGTATCTTCGCCAACAACGCCACGGCCACCGATTCGTACCACGTTCAGAACGACATGTCCGTGGACATCTCGGGCTCCGCCTACGCCCTGGGCGTGACGACCTTCTCCGCCGAAGCCATGATCGACACCCAGACTCTGCTGGGTGACTCGAGCGAAGACTTCTCGATGATCATGGTTCACTCGATCGTCTATGCCCGCATGAAGAAGAACAACCTGATCGACTTCATCCCCGATTCCCGCGGTGAGGTCGGCTTCGGAACCTTCCTCGGTCGCTCGATCATCATCGACGATGGTATGCCGAACCCGTCTACCGGCATCTACCACTCCTACCTCTTCGGCGCCGGCGCGGTCCTGCTGGGCACCGCTCCTCCCAAGACTCCCTCCGCTGTCGAGCGCAGCGAGTCCAAGGGTACCGGTGGCGGCATGGAGACGCTGTTCAGCCGCATCCAGTTCGCCATGCACCCGCGTGGCTTCAAGTTCAACGACACCAGTGCTGACGGTGGTCCGTCGAACGCGGCTACCAGCACCAACTTCGGTGTCGCCGCTTCCTGGACGCGCAGTTTCCCCGAGCGCAAGATGGTCAAGATCGCCCGGCTCATCACCCGCGAGGCGTAAGATGGCTGAGACGCCTACCTCTCGTCTGCGTCATGTGCGGCACTCGAGGCTCGCTCGATTGTCGCGCATGCGCAGGCTCAAGGGGTTTCTAACCCGTATGGTGACCAAGTTCACTGGCACGGGGGAGCAGTTTGCTGTGTCCTCTGTGGCGAAGGGGCTGGGGCTGAAGGCGGCTCGGGACTTAACCGTCACAACGGATCCGTCCGAAGGGGATACCGTCACAATCGACGGCAGGGTCTACACGTTCTGGACCAGTCTGACCGGTCATGCGGCGGATGATGGGGCTGTGCTGATCGACACGGGTGCGTCGGCGGATAGTCTTTTGGCCGCTCTGACGCTGGACCCGGGGGGTTCGGGCACGCTCTACAGTGCAGGAACAACGGCCCATTCGACGGTGGATGCGACGGTCACAACGAACGTCATCACCATTCGTGCCAAGGCGTATGGGCGTGTGGGCAACAGCATCGCCATCGCCAAGAGTGGCACGAATCTGGCCTGGCAGGGTGGTGCCGAAACCCTTCTGGGGGGTGAAGATCCAGGCGTGATCTTCTCCGTGATCCCTGAGACGTTCGTCACCGGTCTGGGCCCGTTTTCCCTGACTGGCACGGATGCGTCCTACGGCCTGGATCTGGATCTTCTCTACTACCTCCGGGTTGTGGACGCAGACAACATCATGTTTGCCCTGTCTGCGGCTCAGGCCAGGGATGGGGATTGTCTGACGTACCCTGCCGAGGCGACCGGGGACTTCATCATCCAGCTTGGCGCAACGACAAACGTAGCGATCTACGAGACGATGCGCAGAGGAATCGCCGCGGAACGTCTCGGGGTGGCCACCGATATCGACGCTCTCTAGCAGGAGGACCAAGTGACCCCGAAGTCTTTGAAGGATGTACTTGAGGAACTGGACCAGAAGGACGATTCCAACTGGACGGCTGAAGGACTGCCGACCCTCGATGCGGTGTCCAAGAAAGTTGGCCGCACCGTGACGCGGAAGGAACTCAACGAAATCTCGCCCGGATTCGTCCGCAAGATGGATGCGAAGGGGGAGAAGTTCGAGCGTAAGGTGGCCGCGGCGCCGGCTGCCGTGAACGCCACTCCCGTTGATGAGCCCGTGCCGCCGACTCATCAGGATTCAGGGGAGACGGATCGGGATGCCGAAGCGGGTTCCACGGAGCAGATCATCGCGGGGCATGATGCAGGCATTGCTGAGGCGCAGAAGCTGGTGGACGACGCCAATGCGACCCTGGCTGAGCGAGTGGCGGCCCGGGACCGTGCCGTTCTGGCCAACGAGACGGCTCTCGCGGGGAAGCCAAAGCATGTGCAGCAGATGGAGAGCACTCTGGCGTTCATCGAGGCGGGTAAGCGTGACCGTGGTGCGACTTCGGCCAGGCTGGCTCCGGTGGACGAGGCCATGGCTCGTGTGGGTTCACGACCGACGCGCTAGGGCAGGAGAGATAAATGGCGATCACGGTAGAGGATGGCACCGGGCTGGCTAACGCCAACACCTATGCGACATGGGCAGAACTGGGGACGTATTTCACGGCGCGTGGAATCGTCACTACCGGTAAAACCCAGTCTCAGTGGGAGGGCTATCTGGTCCAGGCCACCGACTACATAGACCGCCACTGGCAGTTTCAGGGCATACGGCTTACGGCAACACAGGCCCTGTTGTGGCCCAGGAGTTACATCTACGACGATCGGGGTACGGCAATCACCGGGCTCCCGCTCCCGGTCAAAAATGCGGCGATCGAGTACGCCTACCAGCTGTCGCTGGGGAACACGCTGTTTTTGAATCCGACCGTGGATGCGTCCGGGGCACGGGTCATTTCTGAGCGCAAGGTGGTGGGCCCGATTGAGAAGTCCGTGACGTTCGCTTCGTCGGGCTCACTCTCCACCTACCGGGAGTTCCCGGCTGGTGACAGTCTTCTCTGGCCTTTCTCGATTGGCGGGGCCTCTGCGGTTCGCGCATGAGCACGCTCGCAGAGGACTACCCCGAACTCCGCGACATGGCCGTGGAGTTGATCAACGAAGCCGGTCGTGATGTCACGATCGAGCGTATGGCGAAGACGCCGGCAGATGCCGCCAAGCCCTGGAGGGCGACGACGGAGGCACTACTGTACGGCGCCGGGTCCACAGCGTGGACCTGCAAAGGTGTCTTTATTGAACTGGCCTCGGCGCAGAAGCTGGGGATAATGACCATCACGCAGAACATGACCAAGCGTAGCAGCCGCTGCCTGCTTGTGGCGGCAGGGGCTGGTTGCCCGGATCTGACATTGTTTGAGGAAGTCGTGGACGGTGTGGTCCACAATCGAATTTTGAGCGTGCAGGCATTGAAGCCCGGTTTAGTGCCCCTCCTTTATTTTCTTGAGGTCGATGGACCGTGAGCAGTCTCACTGTGGATCAGGCGATAGATGAGATTTACGGGCTGCTCTTTACCGCGTGGCGGGCATCTTTCCCTACAGCCGTCATACTGTTCCCCGATGTGGATGGCGAGCCTCCAGCGAGCGGTGTTTGGTCCCGCGTGGTGGTGCAGCACACGAATGGTGGCCAGGCGGCGCTTGCAGGTGGTCTGGGCCTCCAGATGTGGGACCGCAGCGGGGTCGTCGGTGTTCAGGTCTTCTCGGATGCGGGCCGCGGGATGACGGGCCCGTCCGGGCATGGAGTTCTCTGGGCTGCATCCGTGATGCGGGATGCACTCGAGGGCGCCGCAACGACAGGCAATGTGTGGTTCACAAATGTTAAACTGGTCGAGGTGGGACGGGACGGCAACTGGCAGCAGGTAAACGTCACGGCGAGTTTTGAGTATCAGCAGCTCAAGTAGAGGGAGAGGGACTGATGGCAACTCCGAACAAGATTTCGAGCAACGTAACCGGGCTCAGCTACGCCGAAGAGAAGGGCGGCATCGGTGTTCTTGGCTCGAGTACGTGGTACGGATTGGAGCCAAACTCCTACTCGGATTTTGGCGGTAAGCTGACGCTGCTCTCTCGCAACCCGATCACGGCTGGACGGCAGCGCAAGAAGGGCGTGATCACGGATCTGGAAGCCTCTGGCGGGTTCAACACTGATTTGACTCAGGACAACCTGCAGGACCTTCTTCAGGGCTTCTTCTTCGCGGACCTGCGGAAAGCCTACGAGTCTACCTGCACGGCGGTGGATGATACCCCCACGACGTTTGCGGTGCCATCACTGACTGGCGTGGTGGTTGGGGACATGATCAAGACGACCGGTTTTACGAACGCTGCCAACAACAGTGCCAATTTCGCCAACAAGGTGTTCTACGTCTCGGCTGTTGGCACGGGGCTCATCACCACAAATGACTCAGTGACTCTCGTTGCTGAAACGCCTCCGGTGACGGCGAAGGTTGAGGTCGTGGGGCACAAGTTCGGTGCGGGCGTGCTGGATGTGGTTATCGACGGGGCAGGCTGGCCGACGCTCACGTCCTCGGCCGCGGACTTCGTAACCCTGGGGTTCAAGGTAGGCCAGTGGATCTACGTCGGCGGAGACTCGGCGCAGGTTTCGTTCCTGGATTCGGCCAACAACGGGTTCAAGCGTATCAAAGCCGTGGCGGCCGGGGTTCTGACGCTGGACAAGTCTGATTCCCCCATGACCGGAGAACTCTCTACCTCCGAGACGATCGTGATATGGTACGGACGCATGCTCAACAACCGTACCGGCACGAGCATCGTCAGGCGCTCGTACCAGCTCGAGCGGAACATGGGCTCCTCGGACACGGCGGACGCCACGAAGCTGCAGTATGAGTACATTGTTGGTGCGGTGCCCAACAAGTTTGCCATGGCGATTGCCCCCAGCACGAAGATCACCTGCGACCTCGACTTTGTAGCGAAGGACTTCGAGCAGTACGAGGGCGTCACGGCAAACGCCGCCATGAAGGCTGGTACCAGCTATCGTTCCGTTACCACTCAGGCCGACGCCTTCAACACCAGTTCTGATTTCAGCCGAATCCACCTCGCGCTCATTACGTCTGGCACAGAGGCTCCCGCATCACTGTACGCATTCGTGACCGATTTGAGCATCAGCATCGACAATGGCATCACGCCTGACAAGGCGGTCGGTGTGCTGGGCGCGTTTGACATGTCTGAGGGTGACTTCGTGGTCACCGGTAGCATGACGGCCTACTTCTCGGACATGGCTGCCGTGGCGGCTGTGCGCAACAATTCCAATGTGACCTTGGATTTTGCGGTGGCCAAGAACAACGCCGGCATCGTGGTGGATATCCCGCTGCTGGCGCTGGGTGATGGACGGCTGAACGTGGAGAAGGACAAGGCGGTTACCATACCGCTCTCCTTCGAGGCTGCCACGGCTTCCGCCATCGACGCAGCGACCGATTACACCCTGTGCATGTGTTTCTTCAATTTTCTGCCCAGCGCGGCAGAAGCCTAGTCAAACGCCCCATGGAGGGCAGAGGGAGTACCCGGATGTCCGGTAGCATGTACGACCAGTACAAAACCGACGAGGCTTTCGAACAGAACGGTGTCCACACGCAGTTTGGCAACGCTCGTATCCGGCTGGCCCGGGCGGGTGGATCCAACAAGCGTTTTGCGAAGGTCTTTGAGCGCGAGACGCGCCCCATGCGACGGGCGCTCGAGAACGGTGCCGCGGATAACGACCAGTCACGGGCGGCCATGCAGCGGATCTACGCTGAGGCGGTGGTTCTGGGCTGGGAGACGAACATGGGCAATGGCACCGAGGACTGGCAGCCGGGGATCGAGGGCCCGGATGGCGAGTTGCTGCCGTTCACACGGGAGAACGTCATTGCCACGTTCCAGGCGCTCCCTGACCTCTTCACCGACGTGATCCAGGAAGCCAGCCGGATCAACAACTACCGGGCGCAGTTGATGGAGGACGACCAAAAAAACTCGTAGCGGTCCTGCTCTACGCGATGGAGTACGGACCAGACGAGCAGAAGATCGTCCTGCAGTGCCTGCGTGAGCACATGCCGTTCCCTGATTTTATCAAGAATGCACCAGAGTTGGGGGTTGGCCTTCAACTCTTCTTCACGGCGTTTACGGATCTCTCCACGACCCGCAACATGGGCATGGACGAGGGCCCGATCTCCTGGGCAGCGATCCAGGAGTACATACGCTGGGCTCAGCTTGATGATGATCAAGCTGAGGCCCTGCACTTTCATGTCAGAGGGATGGACGTTGCGTACCTGAAGTTCCGGGGGAGGAAGCATGAAGGACATTAGCGCACTCCCCGGGGACATTCTGGCCACATCGCTTCAGATGGAGCGGGGTGCGCGTCGGATCCTGCGTGATGTGTCGCGCTCCATTCATTTAGCGGCTGTTTATTCAACCCCGGTGGACACGGGCCGTGCCCGCAGTAACTGGCAAGTGTCCACCGGGGCCCCCATAAACCACAGCATTTTTCCCTATCACCCCGGGAAATATCTGTGGATTACCGAGACGGCCAACGCCGAAGCGGCGATCTCCCAGGGCCGGCAGGCGACGGAAGACCTCCAGAAAGCCAACGAGGTCTTCATTGTCAATAACGTACTGTACGTCTGGGACCTGAATCACGGCTCGTCCACGCAGAGTGCCGGGCTGTTTGTTGAGCGTGCCTTGAACGATGGCCACATGACTGCTGCGAAGATGCGGGTGTTTGAATGAGCCCCCAGGAAACCTACCGGATCGTTGTCGTCGTTGACACGGATGCGGCCAAGAAGAAGTTTTCTGAGCTGGCGCAATCGGCCAATCAGTTGGCCAATCCCTCGGTGCAACTCAAGAAAGCAGGCGTGAGCGCGGGCGGGGCTGGAGGCGGGCTGCCGTCTGCCCTGAACTCGGATCGTATTCGGTACATCAAGGCAGAAACTAATGCCTATGCTACTGAATACGGTAACCAAAAGCAGCTACGGATCAAGGCCAACAAGGACGCCGAGTATTTTCAAAATCTCAACTTCAGCGGTGAGCGGCAGGCGCAGTACAGGTCTATCCGCAATGCTGAAGACATGAACATGAAGAACCTCAACGGTGAGCGTCAGTTTCAGCGACAGAGTATCCGCAATGCGGAACAGTATCGCATGAAGAACCTCACCGGTGAGCGTCAGTTTCAGCTACAAAGTATCCGCAATGCCGAAGCCATGAACATGAAGAACCTCAACGGTGAGCGGCAGGCGCAACTCAGGTCCATAGCTGCCGCCAGGCAGGCATCTCGCCAGAGGTCAATGGCCGTGGTGCACCAGGGCCAGTTTCTAAAAGGCAAGGGAGAGGATACCAGCCTGACTGATGTGGGCTCTCAGGCGTACTTCCTGAAGCGTGCCCTGGCCACCCTGGGCGTTTTTGTGGTATCCCAGCAGTTGATCGAGATGGCTGATGCCGCTAAAGCCTCGCAGAACCGCCTGCGCAACCTGACCAGCAGTGCCGAGGAACTGGCCACGGTTACAGCCAGACTGCGCGGCATTTCACAGGAAACCCGCACCAGCTTCGAGGGAACCTCGGAAATCTACTCGAGAATGGCTTTTGCCACGCAGGGCCTTGGCTACTCTCAGGCCCAGTTGCTGGGCGTCACAAGGAGTCTGAACCAGGCCGTCCTTGTCTCCGGCGCCCGTAGTCAAGAAGCGACCTCGGCGCTCATCCAGTTCAGCCAGGCGCTGGGCTCCAACAAGCTGGGCGGCGATGAGTTCCGCTCGGTATCCGAGCAGTTGCCCTACGTGATGAAGATCATCGCGGACAGCCTGGGTGTGCCCATCGGGCGTCTGAAGGCGCTGGCACAGGAAGGCAAGCTGACCACCAAGGTGCTGATTGACGCTTTCGTGAACGCCTCCGACAAGATTGATGCCGCGGCCAAGAACGTGCAGCCCACGATTGAGCAGGCGTTCACCACGTTCAAAAACGGTGTGCTGTTCTTCGTGGCCGATATGGATTCGGCTACGGGGGCCAGTGCCGGTTTTTCCAAGGCAATCATGGATCTGGCCAAGCACATCGACACCCTGGGGCGTGTGTTTGCCACGCTGCTGTTGACCGGGGCTGTTGGTCTGGCCTTCAGCCAATTGAGCCGATTGTTCGTTTTCCTGGCCGGTCAGCTTGCATTACTGGTTAACCTGATGCGCGGTGTGACAGCCGGAGCCATCGGGATGCGTGTGGTGATGACCGCCTTCGGTGGGCCCATTGCGGCCTTGTTGCTGATAGCGGCCAGTGCGCTGGCGGTTTTCAGTGACAAGATCATCGTGAGCAAGAAAAACGGCACGACACTGCGGGACACGGTGGTTGCTTTTGCAGGTGTGGCCAAGGACAGCTTTGCCGAGGCGGCACGCAGCGTGGGTGACTACGTTAAGAGTTTGCAGACGGCAAAAACTGAAGGCGACGTGCTGGCTTACGAAATGGGCAAGCAGTCCTCATCCAGTGGGCCAACAAGCGGCATCATGGGTCGTCTGCACAAAGGCATTTCTCCCGGGCTACCTCCTGGCACGGAGGGGCCGTTGCTGCCCGGTCAGACTAGGACGGGATTCAGTGACCTTGAGCAGTATGTCATTAAACTTGCTGCAACCTTCGATCTGGTTGGCAAGGCAGTGATCGGTGTGGTCAGCATTGTGTCCACAGCCTTCGCCGCCATTGCTACCGGGCTGAGTGCGCTGATTTCAGAGATGCTGGTGATTCTACAAAAGGGTGTGTTTCAACTGGCGCATATCGCCGGTGAAAAGGGCGCGGCAGTTTTTGACCCCATGCTGAACGCCATTAACGACGCCATTTTGGCCACGGACAAGGCGGCGGATAATGGTGCGGCTAACATCGAGCAGTTGTGGAAGAGTCTTGGCGAGGGTTTCAATAAGCAGGGTCCGCTCGAGAAGGCCACGGCAACAGCAATAGACAATTCTCACCTTTTGGCCATGGCAAGGCGTAACGCGGCGCTCAAGGAAACTGACTTGACCACGCATGGCGCCGCGAATCCCGTGGTTACCCCCACCGACGACAAACTCAGCAAGTGGGACAAGTACATCGAGAAGCTGCAGGACGCGCTGGCGCTTCTGCGCCTTGTGGGCAGCGAGCGGGACAAGGCCATCTTGAGGGAAGAGTTTGAAGCCCGCCGTGTGCTGGGCCTCAAGAACACGGATGTTCCGAACGCTACACAGCAGGGTCAGCTCAACGAGGCTCGTGATCTGGCCGCGCAGACCTTCGATGCGACATCTTTGCTCCAGATCAAGGAGCAGATGCTGAAGGTGTCTCAGGAAAATTCGCAGTTGCTGATTCTGGATAATAGCCAGCGCGAGATTGCAAAGGCTCTGGACGACCTGGCTCTGCAAGCCAAGCGGGATCTGCTGGAGCCTGAGAAGGAATACGCCACGTTGCAGTTACGGAATAACCAGTACCTGCAACGCCGTCTCACGCTCTACGAGGAGCTAATCAAGCCGCTTGAGGATCTGAAGCAGCGCGAGCAGGATCTGGGGCAGATGTTCAAAGATAAGGTGCTCAATGCTCAACAGTATGCAATGGCGATTCGTGATGTGCGTGCAGACATTACGGCGCTGGATAATACTGTCGGGTTCAGGCTTACAGCCTCTACCGAAAAAGCACGCAGCCGGTTCGCCAAACTTGGGGAGGATTTTACTAAGGGTGGGGGGTTTGTCGCTGATTTTGGAAGTGCCGCCATCGCAGTGTTTCGTGCGCTGGGCGATATTATTGGGAGCGTGTCCATCAAGTTGTCAGGCGGCATTGCCAATGGTTTAGCAGTGATGAGGCAAAGGGCAAATGAACTGGGGCGTACAGTCTCAAATATCCTTGTCAGTGCCTTCGACGGAGTAACCGACGCCATCGTGAAGTTTGCAGATACCGGTAAGATTGGCATCCGTGACCTGATGGACCTGATTCATCAGCTCTCACTTGAGCTTATCAGGCTGGCCGCCAACCAGCTCTGGGCGCAGTTGCTTGGAGCGGGGGCCCAGACTCTGCTGCCTGGTGGCGGTGGCGGTGGCACGGGCGGCACCAGCCTCCCGATCGGTGGTGGCACGCTGGATACTCAGGGCACCCGCCGCCAGCCGGCGCTTAGATCGCAGTCCAGCCAGCAGGCCCCGGTCGTCGTGCCGCCGCCCGTGGTCAATGTCTACAACATCCTGGACCCAAAGGACATCCCGGCTGCGCTCGAGTCTCCTGCGGGCCGCAGGGCGATTCTGAATGTGATATCGAGGAATCCAGGCGTGCTGGGCCGATTGGCCGGGGCCAGCTAGTGCCTGTCCTGATTTTCTCCCCTGAGACGGCGGGGCTGGTGGAGACGCTGGAGTTTAAGTCGGAGGTATTCACCGACACGAATGGCGGTGAACAGCGCAGCCGCATCCGCACGGCTCCCAGAAGCCTTGTAGAACTGACTGTTTCAATGGAGGATGGGGATCGCGCCCTGCTGAACTCGCTGCTCTACTCCGCCCATACGTCGGCCCTGCAGTCTCCGTCGTGGTGGGAAGCTGCCAATCTGTCGGAAAATCTTGCGGCGGGCACACGCAATGTGTCGTGTGCCCCCGCCTACCGTGATTTTCAGGTCGGTGGCTACGGCCTGCTCTGGTCCAGCCCTACGGTCTACGAAGTCTTCCAGGTAGGTGCACTGGCCTCCAACCACATTCAGATGCCCCCGGGTGGACCGGCGTTGCAGAGCACATGGCTTCAGAGGGATACATGGGCCGTGCCGCTCAAGTCCATACTGCTGGGCAGTGAGCAAGGGCAGACGCACTATTTGATGGGGTTGACTGAGGGAAAGCTGAAGTACACCGTTCTGGATAACACGGATTTACGCGGGGCGGCTCCGTCAGCATTCCCAACCTACCTGGGCAAGCCGCTCTTTAATCGGGTGAACTCGGCCGAGCGCACGATGAGCATGGGCTGGGTGAGCAGCCCGGAGGTCTTCGATCCGGGCAATCTGCTGACCCAAACGGTTACGTGGACCCGGCCCAAAATCACACAGGCGCTGCGCATCGTGTGCAAAACCCAGCAGGCAATTTACGAAACGCGAGTGTTCTTTCATCTGCTGGGGGGTCGGCAGAAGTCGTTTTGGCTGGGCACTGGCAAGAATGACATGCCACCGTTGGCGGGCATTGGTTTGCTACAGGGCTATCTGTCCACGGCGAATCAAGGCTTCGTGGCGAATTATGGAGCCGCCCCCGTTGCTCCTCGAGGGCATCTCCAGTTGGTCAGGACAGATGGCGCCAGATCGCAGCATGCTATTCCAAGTGCTGCAGTCATCTCCTCCAGCCGCGAGGACATTGGCATCTCCCCGGGCAGCCCGATGGATCTCTCAGACATCACGCGCATTGCTCGTGTGGAGTTTTTGACCCTGTGCCGTTTGCGTGAGGACACAGTAAAGATCACGCATTTGGGCAGAGGCCAGGCGGTATTTGAGGCTGACGTGGTGGGGGTGTCCGCATGAGTCCTGTGCTTGATGATGTTGAGATCGGCGTAGAGGATGCCGAGCCACTGGACTTTTACCGGGTCACGATCGGTAACCGTCTTTTCTTGATGACAAATGCGAAAGATGCCACTACCTTTCAGGGGCAGGTGTTCCAGCCCACGGCCATCGAGCGCACCTCTGCCAAAGTGTCCAGCGAGGAATCTGACGCGGCGGTAGAGTTTACGATTCCGCAGGACCACGCCCTGGCGCAACTCTTCTATGGCATTCTGCCCGGTCAGAAGGGCCTTGTGGACATCCGCAGAACGCACAAGAGCATCGTCACAGGAACGAGCTACGAGTTTGCTTTCCGGGGGTATCTCTCCAATGTGCGGTACGAGGGAAACTCCAGGGCGACTTTCCGTTGCGACCAGCCCACGGCATTCTTGAACCGGAACGGCCCGCGCTTCATGTACACCAGCCTTTGCAACAATGTCCTGTATGATGCGCGGTGTACGCTGAACCCGGAACTGTTCAAACTGAGCGGCACAGTGACGGCGCTGCCGCAGGAAGACACCATCACCGTGCCCGGAGCCAGCTCCATGGGCGCGGATTACTTTGATGGCGGGTACGTCTACTACCTGTCTCCGGGTGGGGATGATTACCGCGTGATCCTGAAACAGACTGGAAATGACATTCGGATTTTGATCCCGTTCATGGACAATGTGCTGGGCCAGTCGGTATCCCTCTATGCTGGCTGCAGGCACACGGTGGCCATCTGTGATTCGAAGTTTGCCAACAAGGCAAACTTCGGTGGATTCCCCTTTGTGCCCTTCAAGAATCCCTTCCAGACGAGGATCCTCTAGTGGCTATCTGGGCAGCTTTGGGCATGCTGGTTTTGAACATTATCATATCCAGGCTTACGGCACGCCCGCCAAAGCTCGAGCACGAGAAACCCAAGGGCCTGGGTGATTTCAACATCACGACGGCTACTGAGGGCCGGCCTGTCCCGGTGATCTTCGGACGGGTGCGTCTGAATGGCCCCAATGTTCTATGGTACGGGGATCTCGCGTTCTCTCCCTACACATGGCGGAGTGTCACCCAGGGGTATCACTACAATCTGGGCCTTCAGTGGGGCCTTTGCCGTGGGCCCGTGAATGCCCTGCTGAACATCTGGGTCGGGGACAAGCTGGCGTGGACTGGAACACATGTCACCGGGGATCCAGACATTGACATCCTGGACCTGAATTTCTTTGGTGGAGACTCACAGGGCTCCAACCAGCGTGGGGGATTGAGTGGGCTGGTTGGGTTGGCTTTTGGCACTACGTCGCAGGCCATAGACAGCTATCTGAACACGAAGCAGGATCCGGCAATTCCGTACCACGGCACCTGCTATGCGGTTGCCAGAAACCATTCCTTGAATGGCGGCTTCTACATTGGCAACGATACCAGTTTGGATGAGTGGAACTTTGAGGTGGAGCGGTACCCCAACACACTGGCTGTGTCGGGCGGTAAAGAGCGCATCGGCAACGGGGCTAACCCGATGTGCGTGCTGTACGAGTTGTTGAACAGCACTGAGTACGGTATTGGTGAGCCCAGGACTAGCATAGACGTGGCCACTCTGACGGCTTTGGCTGACATCTTGTACTCCGAGAACAACAGCTTCCGCTACATCTGGGATTCAGAAACAACCATTGGCTCTCTCATCAAGGAGCTTGAGCACCAGGTGGATGGGATGCTGTTCTTCGACCATGCCACAGGAAAGCATACCTTCAAGCTATTTCGTCAGGACTACAGCATACCTGCCATCCCTGTCATAGACGAGAGCATGATCACCTCTCTCGAGGATAAGACTGAAGCCTCATGGGAAGAAACATTCAACGCGGTGCGTGTCGAGTATTCTGAGCCGTTCAAGGACTACCAGCAGTCTTTTGCTTTGGCGCAGGACGGGGCCAACCAGGCGATTGTGGGTCGGACGAATGTGACAACAATCGCCTACCCGGGGTGTAAGTCAGCCACGTTGGCCAACGTGCTTGCGTGGCGAGATCTACGGCAGGAGTCCTACCCGCTGGCGAAATTCAGGTTTATTGGTAACCGAAAGCTGTATGGTCTGCAGTTCGGTGATGTGGTTCAGATTGATTACAGAAATTTCAGCATGAGGGCTCGAGTCTTTGCCGTGGATTACGGCGATATCAACGATGGCAAAGTTGGTTTCACGGTGTTGCGTGAGACGTTTCACAACGAGCCGGGAACCTTTGCCCCGCCTGACCTGACACGTTGGGGCGAAAGCAACACGATACCCATCCCCTTTAACGCTGCGGACCAGGTTGCGCTAGAGGCGCCGTTCGCCATTATAGACAGGCATGACACGCGGTTTACGTGGCCACAGTTAATGACCATGGCGCGTCGGCAGGCAACGTCAAACCTGTATGCCTCTTTCTACAGAGCGTACACTCGGCAGGGGCTTACTTCGGGTGGGGAAGAGGCCACGTACTCATCGATAGAGGATGTGGTATCTGGGCCGGAGGGCTTTGGCTTCGCCATAGTGATGACGCTGCGTAGCTCATTGCTCGGGCTAACCAGTGCTTTTCCGGCTGATGGGACTGTGGACATACAGCTTGATCCACTGGCTGATGACGGCTATGGCTATGCGGCTGATTTGGATATTGTTATTCCGGATGAGCTGATAAACACACAGGGCATCGGTATTGTGGTCATTGAGCCCAATACAGCAAACGAAGAGTGGGTTATTTGCCGTGAGGTGTACAAGTGGTCGGCGGTGTACCCAATTTCCTATGGCATCCGTAACTGTTACCGGGGTGCTTTGGATTCTGCCGTCAAGCCGCATGCAGCGGGATCAAGGGTATGGTTCACATTTGTGGGCGCGCAGCCTATGAATGGGGTTGGATTGTTGCTGGATCCTTCTTTGCGTACCTATGAAACCAGATATTACAAGCTGAAGTTGCAACCGGCCAATCCGTCAATTGCGGCGCCTATTGCGGACTGTGGCGAAATACCCGAGGTTGTCGTCAGCTCGTTTCGGTATGTTAAGCCAACCCTGCCCAGAGAGTTGTATATCAACGATGTGAGGTACCCGGCCACTGTGGATTCGAACTTCAACACAGGGGGCGGAGTAGCTGGGTTCAAGTTTAAGTTTTTGAGAACACAGTGGAGGAACAGCAGGGCACTGGCTCATGTTCGTGGTTTTGACGCTGACGGAATCACTCCGTTCACGGACCCTACTTTGGATACCCTGTACTACTCGTATCATTTCTACAACATGGCCACAGGATCGCCTGTCAGTCTTTTCACTGCAAATGGCTCATCAGGCGTTGGCAACGATGTGGTTGTTATTCTACGCAGCATAGTGGTGTCGTATACTGGCGGGACGATGCCAGCACGTTTGCGAGTAGAGATTCAGGCGCGGCACACTCCCTCAGAGTACCCAACGGGGGGCTACAGCAACATCGCGTCCCGTGATATTCTGACCTTTGATTTCGACGTGACGTAGCAAGTACCTGCCAACAGGGGGAGAACAATGAGGAAACTGCTTGTGGCCCTTGGGATGCTGCTGATCCCCATGGCCGCTAATGCTGGTCCGGAGGTCGTGTACTCCGGCATAGACACGATGCGGTTCCAAAACGGTCGCTACCCGACTAGCGACTACGCCGGCATCACAGACGCCTACATCAAGGCGAACGACGACAGCATGAATTTCGGGGGGTCGCCGTGGCTGCGGGCAGCGGGGCTGTCCGCCACAGCCGGTGCTGTCTCTACGGTTGTAGCCGTTGATGTGTCTGCGTTTCCCAACAACGGACTGGTCTATCGCGCCAGATTCAAGGTGTACCAGCGATCGTTGGTGACAAGCGCGAATGACCCGCAGTTGACCCTGTACCGTTTGTACAGGCCCTTTACCGAAGGGAGCGGTGATTCAACGACATCCACAACTAGCGTAACGTGGGTGACTCGCATGTCTGGCTCAAGCTGGGTGTCAGCGGGGGCCACCAGCCGGGCGTCACAAAGCATAGGCGGGTCGTGGCAAAGCGCCAGTGCAATTGCAGACACTGCATGGTACACCACGAACTATGTTGGTGCGGACTCGCTGGACACAGGCTCAACGACTGACACACCTACCGATCCAGTTGTCACTCGAAGCACCAAGGCTGGATCAGTGGGGGGTGACCAGGTTGCCAAGCAGACCGGCATGGTTACATTCGACGTGACAACCCTGGTGCGACAGGCGATGAACCAGTCGATGGTCACAAATAGTGACCAGATTGTTCGATTTGTGATCGTGGCAGACGAGGGCGAGTTTGGGTTGACGGGGGATCTGTACTGGCGATCGTCCGAGTGGGTAGATCCGAGCTATCGGCCTGCGCTGGAGGTGGAGTTCCTGGATCCTGCTGCCACATCAAGCACCATGGCCGGGCGCCGTGTGCTGGGGCCGTACATTGTCAATTAAGCGCCGCGTCCAGTCGGTCTTTTTGGCCGTAGCATTGTGCCTGATTCCGTTGTGTGCCCACGCGGTTGACGGGATCCACTACCCGTGGAAGTTTGGCGTTCTTTCTGACACCCACGCCGCGTGGGGGTTCGGGCTGTGCGGGGGTGTGTCGAACACGTTGCCGCTTCGTGCCTGTGTGGACACACTCAACAGCATGGGTGTTGACTTCTGCATTCTCAACGGGGACTGGGGCGGAGGACAGGTCTGGCTACTCCACCAGAAGCAGATTGACAGCTTGTATGCAGCCCTCATTACGAGAGCGCAGTTCCCCATCTGGCCTGTCCTGGGCAACCACGAAGCCCATAAGGACGACACGCTTGCTGTGGTTAACCCCTACGCGCAGGCCATTGCGCGTTTCCCCGGTTACTTCCAGGGTAAGAACTACTACTACAAGGACTGGAAGAATCTCCGATTCATCGCGTTGAACACTAACGTGAACTATGATGTTCACGATCCAGGTGATTACCTGGTCAACAATCCGTTTGGCTATTCAGCCATCGGTGGTGTTCCAGCACTAGACTACGATGGTCTTCATTCGGCAACTGGAACGCAGCGTGTCTGGCTGGCCAACACGCTGGCTACCCGCAACAAAAACCACTGGCTGCTGGTTGGCGGACACAGGGGGGTTTACGGATCCAGCGCCAACAACCCGTATCGCTACAACTACAATGCCGGGAGGGCTGGCAGGTACGTGAAACAGATGGAGGACTCGCTGCTCACCGGAGAACGTGGTGCAATGATTTTCGGTGATGAGCATCTTCCGCACTGGCTGACCTACGCCATCAGGGATTCCGCGTTGGCCGGTCCTACGGAAAAGGGTTTCTTCCATTTCACCGTAGCCTCCGGGTCCGGTGCCCGAGAGGGCGATTCCACGGAAGTCTTCGGTGGTGCCGGGCTGCAGTCGTTCGTCTACTACGACACGGCGACGGTCAGCAATCAGGGGCGCACTCGTGGTGGGTGGCTCGAGAACATGACACTGGCGGACGATCTGGGCCTGCCCTGTCAGTTCACGTTTGCTGTCGGAACTGTTACGGGGGACCACATGTTTCTCGAGTTTTTCCGCACCTGGACAGAGGCGGATTCAGGTGCGGTAGGCTATAATGGAGCCGGACATCACAGCCTGATCACCTGGGCTACACTTTCACGGGATAATTAGGGGGAGCCATGAATAAACTGATCGGTCTTGTCCTCTGCCTGCTGGTTCTTCCTGTGGGGGTGGCGGCCTACGATCTCACGACGGCCCCAATCGACAAGACCAACCGCCCTTTCCACCGGGATATCAAGTGGACAGCCACCGGTGGTCTGGACACGTTGGAGACAGGTGCCACATTCAACAGCATTGTGGGCTGGCTTACCGCAGGCTCGACCGCAACATTCGAGGCCAGGCTGATCCCGTATGCTGTCAACGACCTCATACAGTTGGGCACGGCCCCGCCCGACTCGTTGCAGTCACAAACGAACTACGGTGGCACTCTGAACGAAACGTCTTTCCACACCTACAGCGTGATCGACGTTCTCAACTTCGGGCACACGGCTCAAATGTGGGAGGGTGTGATCCTCCAGGCGGAGGCCGGCACCATCATCAACATTTCATTTGACAGGATGCTGCCCAATGCGCCGATTCGCTAGCCTCGCGTTCTTCGTCATACTTCTCGTCTGCGCCTCGGCGTTCGGGCCGCAGCACCGGCGTGGCCGCGGTGGCGGGCACCCACATAACACAGATACTACGGCTCCGGCCACGTCCACGCTGTCCTACGTCAGTACGACCATGACCAGCATCACGCTGACGTGGACCGCCCCGGGCGACAACGCCAACACGGGCCGGGCTGCCCGGTACGACGTGCGTTACGTGGCAGGCAGCTCTCTGGGCGCATGGGCCTCGGCCACACGAGCCACAGGGGAGCCCTACCCGTCGCACGCTGGCACCACAGAAGTGTTCACCGTCACGAGGCTGGCGCCCGGTACCACGTACACGTTCGCCATGAAAACGGCGGACGAGGTGCCAAATACCAGCGGCCAGTCCAACTCGGTGACCCACGCCACAGCATCGGTGCCGGATAACATCCCACCGGTGGCTATCGCAGACCTGGCCGTGGGCAATCCCACACAGACCACCATGCAACTCACATGGACCGCGCCCGGTGATGACGGTAGCACGGGCACGGCCACAGCCTACGAGGTCCGCTACTCGACCGCACCCATAACTCTGGGCAATTTCCCGGTGTCCACGCTCGTTGCACAGACGATGACACCGCAGGTGGCGGCCAGCGCGGAAACGCTGGCTGTTTCTGGCCTGACTGCCAGCACCCTCTACTATTTTGCGGTGAAGACAAGCGATGATCTGGGCAACATGTCTGGCCTGTCCAACGTGGTTTCGGATACGACAGCGGCAGTGCCGCAGATCGTGGACCAGACGGCCCCCGCTGCAGTTGAAAACCTGTCTGTCGCGGTCAACGGGAGCACCGGGGTGCTTCTCGCATGGGTCACGACCGGTGACGATGGCAACACCGGCCTGGCTACGAGTTACGACTTGCGGCGCAGCACAGCCAACATCACATCGGGCAATTTTGCCGTAGCCACGCAGATCACGGGGGAGCCGGCGCCCAGCATTGCCGGCACGACTGACTCATATTACGTCACGGGGCTTTCCACCGGCACGGTCTACTATTTTGCCATAAAGGTCATTGACGATGTGGGTAACACGTCTGCGATCTCCAACATCGCCACGGTCACCACACAAAGCTCAGCGGATGTCACCGCACCGACCGCCGTCAGTGACCTTGCCCTGGGCACGCTCACGGCCAACAGCATCACGGCCACATGGACCGCCCCGGGGGATGACGCTGAATCCGGCACGGCTGTCAGTTACAATTTGCGGTACTCAACAGCCGCCATAACCAGTGGCAATTTTTCAAGCGCCACAAGCGTCTCGCTTATGCCCGCGCCCGACACGGCTGGCACAGTCCAGACCAAGCGTGTGCCCAACCTGGCTCCCAGTACGCTGTACTACTTTGCCCTGAAGACCACGGATGAGGCATCCAACACGTCGGCCATATCGAACGTGCCCTCTGCGTCCACCACTGCCGTTGCTGATGTTGCGGCCCCGGATCCGGTGTCCACGCTCAGTATTGCGTCACTTACACCGACCAGTGTTACGCTCGCATGGACGGCAACCGGGGATGATGCCAGCACAGGAACAGCCTCGACATACGATCTGCGCTATTCGACGAGCCTGATCACAGCGTTCAACTTTGCTGCGGCCACCGCTGCAACCGGAGAGTCCTTCCCGTTAGCGGCTGGCAGTGCAGAAAGCTACACAGTCACGGGCCTCTCAACTGGCGTGCTGTACTACTTCGCGCTCGTCGTCTACGACGAGGCCGCGAACAGTTCCGGGCTTTCAAACGTGCCATCTGCAACTACCTCGCAGCCTGTGGACGTGGTAGCCCCTGCGGTTGTGGCCAACCTCTATGTTCAGTCGGTTACCAGCACAAGTGCAGTACTGACATGGACCGCTCCCGGCGATGATGGCGCAGTAGGTCTTGCCTCCACCTACGACATACGTTCTGGCGCATCGTCTGCCACAGTTAGCGGTTGGACGGCTGCTTTCAGGGCTGCGGGAGAACCCACACCCTTTGCGGCAGGCGCAACGCAGACGTTTACGTTCAGCGACCTGAGTCCTTCCAGCACATTTTACGTGGGCCTGAAGTCGCAGGATGAAGTTCCCAATACATCGGGGCTGTCCAACATCATTCTCGTAGAGACGTTGCCAGAGAATGTCGCTCCGGCTGCCATCACGGATCTGGTTGCAACAGCCAGCACCAGCAACTCGATCACGCTCTCCTGGACGGAGGTCGGCAACGATAGCCTGACAGGTACTGCGTCAAGCCATACGATTCTCTACGCGCAGGCCCCGACGCCTGTCACGGGCATGGTGCCTGTAGTGGCGAACGGTGGCACATGGTCCCCGTCGAACTCGCCCTATACCGTAGGCAACTTCACGCAGGCGGTTGGGTCCGGTGCAAATGCCTACAACCCCGCTGCCGCGGCAGCCAAGTTGCTCGGGCAGGCGCACCCGATGCTGCACACGATTGCCGGTGGGTCGTGGCCCGTTACCGCGGGCTATGCAGAGTGCCTGTCCGCCATCCTGGGTGCGTGCTACCAGCACCATGCTGTCAATGAAGCGTGGACAATTGCAACTCTCGCCACGGACGGGGCAATCCCCCTGGGCGGATTTGGCGCGCCCCTTTCCCCCGGGACAATTGTTGGCAACCTGGCTTCTCGAGGTTTCGAGGGGGCAACGGTGTACGTCAATCTGAGTACATCGTCCAACACGAATAACCCCCCGTTTGGCCTGCTGCCACCCTCTGGTTTCTACGTGTCGTGGAACGGTTCTCCCATGAGCAATGCCTACGGGAGATTCCCCAAGTACGGTGGAATCTTCTGGGGCAACCTGACCGCTAGCACGATCGACATCATCAAGGACTGGTCGGACATCGCACTCAGCGAGTCAAATGCGAACGGTCCCACCGATGGGGACACTCAGATTGCAACGGCGCCGCGTGACCGTATCGACGCGATCCGGCGTGCTGCTCCGTGGCCCATCCAGATTTCAACGCAACTGAACGGGTTCAGTATTTTTGTCAGCGATTCCACGCCCAGGGTTCCGTCCGCCTACTATCCGATGCAGGTGCGGATGTTCCACAAGGCGAACGCGCTTTCTGCGTGGGTAATGAACAGTGCAGGCACGGCTCCGCTTGAGTTCCATCTGGGGGCGCAGACAACCAACGATCCATGGGCGCGGTACTTCAACATTACGAACGCGGCATTCCGCACATGGCTGGCGGCCGATGTGGATTCGGTGCTGGAGGCGGATGGGCTGGACTACCTGTTCATGGACCAACTCGAGTCCTCGCTGGCCTCGGAGCGCGTTATCGCACCGAGTACCAACTGGCCCACCGACGCGGCCTGGGAAGCTGCCTGGCAGGACTTCTTTGCCCGGCTGCAGACAGGAACGTCCGCTCCCACAACGGTCGCTGGGCCGGTGCCTGTGGCAGCCGGCCAGGCTGTGGCCCACGGTGTGGGTGGCCTGACCGCGCACAAGCGGTACTTCTTCGCCGTGACAACCTCGGACGAGGCACCCAATCTTTCCGGGCTGTCCAACCTGGCATCAGACACGACGACGGCGGCCACGGTAGATGTGACGGCTCCTTCAGCCATTTCGACGCTGGCCGTATCCAGCCCGACGATTACCGGGATGCGGTTGATCTGGACGGCTACAGGTGATGACGCGGGCACCGGGACAGCTTCGTCCTACGACATTCGGTATTCGACGGCTGTCATCAACTCGGGAAACTTCGACGCTGCCCCTGCGGTCACGCAGAGCCTCGCCCCCCGGGCATCTGGAGCCGCGGACACCTGCCTGTTCACGCAGGGTTCTCCCAACACGCTGTACTACTTCGCCATCAAGGCGATGGATGAGGTCTTCAATGCGTCGGCCATCTCCAACGTGGTTTCGGACACAACCAGCACAGACACGACTCCGCCCAGCGCGGTGGGTGATCTGGCAGCGGCGGGCATCACGAGCAGCACGATCCAGGTAACGTGGCACACGCCGGCCGATGATTGGGCGGTGCAAAACTTCGACCTGCGGTACTCGACGACGGCCATCACATCGGGCAATTTCGCCTCGGCCACGCAGGTAACCGGCGAGCCTTCACCGGGTGTCACGAACACGGCGCAGACGATGAACGTGGCAGGACTGACGAACGGGCAAACGTACTACTTTGCCGTCAAGTCCGTGGACCAGTATGCAAATACGTCGGCTATCTCAAACGTAGTCTCGAGCTTCACTGCGGTGCAGCTTACAGGTAACATGGTTGGCGACGGGCCCTACTACATGACGCAGCCGGGCACGACATATGTTCTTCAGGGCAACGTCATCACATCCGGTACGGCTATCGTCTTCGCGGCGCAGAACGTGACGTTGGATTTGAATGGCTACACTGTCACCTATGGGACTGGATCAGCGTCGTATCGCTACGGAGTGCCCGCCCCGCCACCGTATGCGCACACCAACCCACGCTGGTCCAGTTCCGACATCACCGTGTGGAACTCATGCACAGGGGCCATTCTCAAGAACGGCTCCATCGTGCAGGGCGGCACCGGGCTCTACAACTGGTGCTTCCGCACAACGGACCAGAACAACATCACTCTGGATGGAGTCACGATGTCCTGCGTCGGCAACGACTCGGGCATGATCTACTTCGAGGGTGGCGGCACGCAAACGGTCAGGAACTGTGTGCTGAATGACAACACCGGAACAACTTCAATCTCCAACCGGCACCAGGGCCGTGCGGCTATCGACTTCGAATCACAGAACGGCTCAACTCCGTTGCTGATCTACGGGAATACGATCACAGGTGCCCGGCAGTGGGGTATCCGCATCAGCCGCCCGGGTGGGGCCGTCGCTGGCCAGGTTTATAGCAACACGATCGGGCTGAGCACGATCGTCACGAACGGTTATGGCATCGCCCTGCAGGGACCGAATCTCAAGGCGCACGACAACGTGATCGTCGCCGCGAACGGTCGTGGCATTCTTCTCTCCAGCGAGGGAGCCAACATCTCAGACGGTTGCGAGGTGTACAACAACACCGTGACCGTGCAGGAGCTGCCGAACCACGTTGAGTATGATTATCTGGTGGTCCATGGCATCAAGTTGGACTACCCGATCAACGCGGACATCCACGACAATACGGTGACGGCGATTGCGAGCGTGCCCGAGGCAAACAACGTCGGGGCGGCTGCCGCGTTGAGTATCAGCCTGCACTCGAACTCAGGCTGTTCGGTCCACGACAACACGTTCGTGGCGCAGCACGCTGGCGGGGCAGCCTACGACCCGGACAACGACCGGCACTACGCCACCTGTATCAACATCGTGCAGCAGTACGCCAGTTCGGATAGCACGGGGCTTTCAATCACGAATAACACCTGCAGCACGCAGGACCAGTTCATTTCTGTTACGGAGACGGCACCCTACACGACCCCACAGGATCTCGGGATGACGATCTCGGGCAACACATGGACCCGGGCCACGCCGCCGCAGACGACCTCGCAGAAGGAACTGTTCGTCTTCGGGTCGTCCGTGGCTAACCTGGACATCCTGGACCCCCTGGGTGCGGACAACTTCCGCACCTACCGGGCCACCTGGCCCTACGGCACAAACTCATGGGCCACGAAGTTCACCGGGCTGGTACGAACGGTAGGCTCAGGTGGCTCAGTCACATCAGGTGTGACCGTGGAGGCCCGCAATGCAGCCGGGACGCTGGTTGCGACCGTTGTTTCCGGAGCCACAGGAGCCGTGTTCGTTCTGCCTGAGTTTACCGGCGCAACGGCTGGTGGATCGGGTACAATCACCGAGAAGAACCCATACACATTTACGGTGTTGTTCGGCAGCGGAAACCAAACTGGCGTCAAGACGGTAGACGCGAAGGACTGGATACTTACCGTGACAGAACCATAGGCTGTTGGAAGTTGTGCAATCGCTATACGCGAAGACCCAGGAGCCTGTGTGTTGATAAGTGTGGAAGCGGTGGTACTGGCGGCGGCGGTGCTCACGGCAGTTGTGGCGGTCTTCACGAACATGCGGAAGATTTGGGATGGAGGCGTAATGACACTTCGCTGGGTTACAGACCGGATTGGACTTCCGTCCAAGGTACTGCGGCTACTGGAATCCCAGGGTGGTGCTATCAGGGAAATCCAGGCGGAGCTGAAGCCCAACGGGGGCACCTCGTTGCGGGATGCTGTGAACGAGATCCGCCACATGGCTTCCGTGGCGGATGTTCGTTCGCATCTGTCCCGTGAAGTCTGCCCTTACGCCATGTACGAATGCGCCCCGGACGGAAAGTGCATCTGGGTCAACGAAGCTCTCTGCCAGCTTTTCGGCCTGGACGCGGAGGATGCTCTGGGCTACGGGTGGCTACAAAGTGTGTCCGACGCTGAACGCTCCACGACGATGTTCTTGTGGCAGGAGGCCGTTGTGAAGGACATCCCGTGGTCTACCGTCTTCACGATCGTCAACCAGCGTACCGGGGCTCAGGTAAGGTGCCGCACGCGGGCCACATCCTACAAGATGGGGGGCGTCATCATTCTGTACTCAGGCACGGTGATACCGGAGAAGCAGCCGTGATGGTGTTCATCTACTGGTTGTTCTGGCAAGTTCGCCCGACGTTCCCTTACGAAGAGGACCCGATTGGGCCTCCCGGGGTGGCGTCTGTTTGAGAGGATTCATGCATGGCAAAGAAATCTCTTGGAGCGATCAAGTCCCTCTTTTACCACTACCTCTGGGGGGAGGGATGGTTGCCCGCGGGCACGACGGCAAAGAACTGGGGTCAGGTCCGGGTCCCCGAACTCGGACTTGACCAGCCTCCGCTGACTCACGCACCTGATCTCCAGAAAGACCGGATGGGGCTGGACCTTGTAGCCCTTGTCTGGGCGCTCGGGGCGGCCATCCCGTCGCCCACAGCCCTCCTGGGCAACGACACGCTGACACTCGCGGAAGTCGCTAAGGGCATCTATGAGTCACAGGAGGCGGTGTGATGCGGCGGTTGATGCTGTTTCTGGTGGTAGAGCTGGGGATGGTCGTCGCCCCGCTGGCTACCGCCAACGGTGCGACGACGAACCTGACGTACAACCTCGGCTTTCGGCAAGCGGCGACGGACACGCTTATGCCTGCGGTTGAGTTCTCACTGCGCTATGAACTCCAGCGCACGTCCACCGATCCCCGCTGGCACCACTTCAACTGGGCCCTCTTCACACAAGGCTACCAGACGTTCAACTCGCACATCACGGACGTAGACCACATGGAAGTCGGCCTGGCGATGGCCGGCAGGTACTACCGGACAGCCCTGACCCCGCTGGCCCCGGAACTGCAGGACTACTACACCGACCTGCTCGAGCGATCCGAGGCGGGCGGTGGCCCGGGGATCACTGAGGCCCAGGAAGCGGAACTCGGGGGTCTGGTGGCCCGGGTCAGGGGGCACCGTGCCCATATCGGGTATACCGCCTATAGCCGATTTGTTACCGACCAGCAAGTAGACAATAGGCTGCTCAATTTCGGGCTGGGGGCTCAGGCAGAGGTGCCATGGCTCGGGGGGTGGTTGGACACCCCATTCAGGGTGACCCGCAGTACAGGCCCCTTCGTTTCGCAGCCTCTACGGGCCTCCCTGTCAGCCGAGTATGTCCAGGGGATGGGGAACCGGGAAGACGCCTACCCCCGGGCCTTCCTGGAGTGCCTGTGGTCCACCCGGGCTTTCGACCGGATGTACCCACGGATCCGCTGGCAGGCGGAATACTCGACGGAGAATCCGGTGAGTATTACTAGCTTCAATCACTTCCTGGACGCCGGGATTGCCCTGCCCGTCTCCCCGGGCACGTCCGTGGTTTTCAAGTACTTGTACGGTCGTACCGCGCCAAACTACGAGCTGGTGAATGCCGCTGTGCTCGGGTTTGATGTGGTTGGCTGGTAGGGGGCTTCATGGATCCAACCACCGGCGCACTCCAAACACTGGGCACGGCCGGTCTAGTCATCACTGCCGTGGCCATTTTGAACAACTATCTGTCACTGACCAGGGGTGGCAAGCTGTTGTCTGGGGCCATCACGGCGGTGGGCATCACCCTGATCTGGTCCTACGCCAATCAGCCCATCAACTGGCCCTCGGTGCCGCTTGTCGCTCTGACCTCGTGGCTTTCCGCCATGGGCGGTGCTTCAGGTGGAAAGACGGTCAAAGAGATCTCAAAATCGTGATCCCTGCCCTGCTCTTACTCGGGATGTTCGTGGCCCTGGCCGCTGTTGCTTACTGGTTCTCTCGGGACAAGACCGCGGGGAAGGCAGAACTGAAGCAGGTGTCCACCCGGTCCAAGCAGTCGGATCCAGGTGGGCCCAAATGAATGCTGGCGGCACGGGGACAGCCTCGCCCTGCGGCCAAACTTGAATTGCGAGGCTACCGCAAAGGAGTAGCACATGCCCGGAACTGTTCTTGTAGAGATCCCGTTTGATCAGGAAGCCGGTTTCGTCGTCAACACCGTCACCGCAGACGGTGAACCTGGTGAGGATTCGAACGTCAACACGTTCGAGCTGGACAACACCGCGTACTACCAGACGGCCCCGGACGGCACGGAGGAGCCCCCGGTCGAAGTCTGGGTCGGCTGCACCGTGGCGGACGCCCAGGCCATCCTGACCGCTACGGTCACGCAGCCTGATGGCACGAAGCTGGTGGACTCGTTGCAGTTGCACAGCAAGCCCGCCCAGACCGTGGGCGCTGTGCTCAGTCAGGTGATCTTCCGCAAGAAGCCCACGCCGTAAAGCAATGTAGTGACTGCCCGGCTCCCCGGAGGGGCCGGGCAGGCACCACAAAGGAGATCCACACATGTCCCTGGGCACTTTCGTCAACACAGACATTACCACTGCGATAGATGCCGCTGGTGTAGAGGATCTGATCCTCACGCTGGTATCACAGCAGTTTGGCATAGACATCATGGCGGTATTCGACAAGTTTGACACCGCCCTGATCGCCTTTGGTGAGGCTGCTAGAACAGATATCCTTACAGACCGCGTGACGTTCTCGGCAGGCAGCAAGGCGGTCATAGACCGTGTGCGCAATGCGAGCCCCACGGACTGGACTCCTTACGCCCCCTTCATCCGCAACGCGCAGGCGTTGCTGGATGGTCTAATTGCCACTGTGGATGGGGCCTCAGCGGGTGTTTTCGCGCCCCTGACTGCGGTCACACAAACGGCTCCGGACTCAACCACTCTGGGGACCAACATCGTCTCCCAGTCGAATCAGGTCACCACAGGCAACCTGGTGATTCTGCGTCAGGCGTTTGCTGACGCGCTGGAAGCCTTTGATCCATTGTGCGTCCCGGCCCGGGCCGCTGATCTGTGGACCTTCGGCACCGTCCCCAAGGCTGTGATGACCTGCATGTCCAGTGCCACGCCAACCGTAGGGTACCCGACAGCGATCTTCCAGCGCCGGTACGACGCGCTCCTGGCCGCCTTCAATGCGGGTGTGTTGCCGGGGGTGGCGGTGACGCCCGACGTAGCGGTGATCTAGGGCTACTTCGTCGGCACTGACAGCGCGATCCTCACCACCGTCCCGTCCTTCCGTTTGACCAGCAGCCGCCCACCGGGCCCGGCTTCGGCCAGGATCTGGGCCATGGTGTGGATGCAGAAGCGAACGGTTTCCGCGTGGGTCTTGGCAGCTATACCCACCTCAACCTCCTGCAGCGTGGCCAGGGTGCGTGGCGTCATATCCAGATGGAGACGGCTCCAGTTGTGGCTCATATCGCCGGCCATGTCCGGATCGGGATGCCCGCCTGGGCGGCCAGCTTCATCGTGGCCAACGTTCCGCCACCCTCCCGGCCATCCCAGCAGGCAATCACCAGATCCGCCCCCATGTCCACCATGCGCTTGTTCCGCATGATCGGCGCCCGCTTGGGGCCGTACTGTGCGTATTCCTCATCGGTGACAGGATTACGCTCGGGCTGAGGGACCAGGTTGTATCCGTAGGCCCAACCATCCACCTGACGGTCGAAGCCGATGGCGCAACCGTGGACCCACAGGGCACCCTTGAACTCTCTGGCAAGGGCTGTGAATAGCTCAGGATCCACTCGACGATTCCGGTGACCAGTAAAGAGGATTCTCAATGTCTCGCCTCCCGCTTTCGCGTCGGGCGAGACATTCGCCACATCGCCCGCACAAACCCCTCAACCAGCGCCCCGGCTCCGATGGCTATACAGGCACCGGCTATGATGTCAGTCATCGTCGTCCTCAAACTCTTCTTCCTGCAAGACCTCCTCACAGTCGAAGCACAGGGTTCCCCGCCCGGCGTTGCAACAGTTGTCCGACGATATCACCCCGCACTCCCGACATTCAAACAGCGCAGACTTTTCTGGATCGTACATCTCCCCACACTTTGGGCATGCTTCCTTAGTTGCCACTGTCGCCTCCCCACAGGGCCCGAAGCTCCGCCTCGGTCCCGTTGAACTTGTTCCGGTCGCACCGCCCGATGCCCGGCACCTGATGGGGCTGGGGGCCCATGCTGCCGTCCGTGTACTGCCAGAGCGTGAAGGTGGCAAAGCCCACGGGCACCTCGGGCATCCGCTGGCTGTACCTGGCGATCCAGAGCGGCGACAGGAACAGGTTGGAATCCGGGCGGCGCCTGAGCTGGTCCTTCAGGAACGATTGCCCGGAGTAAAGCCAGGGCCGTCGCCCAGTGTTGGCAACAACATGGGCCATGAACTCCTCAGCCTCTGACACGGACATCGTGCCCTCCCGTGGGTTGGGCTCGAAGTCCAGCACCATCAAATCCCCCGGATCCGCCGTCTCCAGAAAGTGATCGGCCTGCTCCCGTGGGTTGCCCTTCACGCCGAAGTGGTAGGCCCCGTAGAGGAGCCCGGCAGCAACAGCCCGGTGCCTTCGATCCCGGTACTTGGCATCTACAAACGAGGTGCCCTCGGTGGCCTTGTGGATCACACCCATGATGCCGCTGTCGAAGGCGTCCTTGAAGCTGGTGGTGGTGTTGTGGTGGCTGATGTCGATGACGACGTTCAGGAGTGGGGTCATTTGGAAGTCTCCTCGAAAAGTTGCATCGTTCGCGGGAACTTGTCGCGCAGCAAACCGGACAGCGCCTGGGCGTAGACCCGGATCTCGTACTGAGCGTGAGGATCCAGCCGCAGGGTGAGGAATCCAAGCCAGTTCCGCAAATTTGCGCTGGCCCTCATCCGTGAATAGCGCCCTACGGGGATAACAAGACGGGCCAGTTCCTTGGGCACGCCGGCTTTCAGACCCTCCTGGTAGAGAGTTTCCGCGTCAAGGTAGTGTTGGCACAGACCCTCCAGCCATCGGGCCGCCGCATCACCTGTGAGTTGGGCAGCGTCTGGCACTGTACCCGCCTGCTTGTTTGATCCAGACGCATTCTGCATCAAGCGATCCATCGAGGGCAGGTAGTTCCTGTCGGGCATCGGAGTGTAGCGCGCTGAAAGCTCATTGTAGCTTTGCGTTCTGTGCCTGTGCCATTCTCGAAACACGATGAGCGGGGCTTGAACCTCAAACGTGGCACCCGCCATCTCAAACGGCGTGGCGTGCTTGTGCTCCCACAAATAGCACAGCAACTTCTCGTCTCCAGGCGTATCCTTGGTGCCCCAACCCTGAAAGCCTTTGTTGGTGCTCATGCGGGCGCTTTCCACGATCCGCTCGTCAGAACCCCACGATTCAATCAGCTCGATGTAGCCGTTGTCCAGAAGGTCGATCCTCATATGTCCAGCTCCGCGTTGCATTCTTCCTCGTGCTCAATCAGCTTGTCCAGGTAGTGGGCACATTTTTTCAGATCCTCCACGCCACCCTTGTCATCGCACCGGGCAATGTAACGAATCACATTGCCGCGGAGGAACCCCTTGAACTGCTCAGGGCTCATCCAGGCTTTCATGGCGTCCCAGGGCTGAATGGCCTTGTCCTTGTAGTGCGAGCCGCCAACCTGACGGTCGTCTGCTGTGGCTTCCATCAGTACAACGGCACTCTGAAAAGAGAAGCCCGCTTCGTCAGCATCCGACACAGGAGCGCGTCGATGGTGCCACCGGGCAGATTGGACTCGAGGAGGTCGGCTATCACCTCGGCGTCGGCCTGGTAGAGTTCAGCATACTTTTTCCGCCAATCAGGGGAATGGTCCTCTTTGGGCATGGGGGTGTTGATGTGCAACTCGGCCATCTTGCGGGGATCACTGCCCATTGGGTCTGCGGCGTGGACGGTGATGCTGGTCATAGTGCCTCCGTTTCTAAGGGCTGTTGAGTGTCTGCCGCAATCTCGATTGCGTCAGACGGCCAAGTCATCTTTCCGAACTTCTTCTCCCACCCTCTGCGGGCCTCGGCCAGACTGCCGACATTCCACATATTGATGTAGTCCGTGCTGGCCCCATTCCCATTGCCGTTCTCCCCGGGCCAGGCGTGGGCGTCCTTCGACTTGTAGCTCTTGATATGCGGCAACGCCGATGACAAAAACCGGCCCAGGGCTGTTGCATTGCCTCTCCGCGAATGGTGCCACCGCTCCGTGTACTTCACGTAGTCGTCCACCAACTCATCCTTCACGATCTGGGCGTCCCACTGGCTTGAGGTACGATACACCCGTCCGTTGACCAGTTTCTCGTACCACCAGTTGCCTTCAGCATCCAGACTCTGCAGCTTCTGGTCCTGCAGGGCTTCAGTAAACGGCACCTCGCGCACGTTGAACTTGGAGAGGTCCATCTCGAGAAGCATCTTGAGAAGGGCGGGACGGCCGCCTTTTTCGAGCTGCTTTTCAATACGCTCGAAATAGGCGCCCTTCTGCTTGGCGTCGTGGTCCGGTATTGCAAACACCACAAACCGCCGCTCATCCTCGCCTGCAGGCACGATGTGCTCGGCATTCGAAGCCAGCAGCATGTGCACGCAGTTGCCCGCCTGGTGCGTCACCCGCCCCTTGGGCTCCACGGACATCTGCCGTTCCGTGATCAGGGCCTTCATCACCGAGACGTGCCGGGTGTCCCTGGGCGCGTAGGCTTCGTCGGCAAACACGAATACCGCCGTCTCCATGTGCTCGTTGAACTTGCCTACCAACTGCTCGGGCTGTGACAGGTGGATGAAGTGGCTCCCGAACAGCCGGCCGAACCCCTGGGCGGCCACGCCCTTGCCAACACCCTGACCGCCCTTGAAGACCAGCGCGGTGTGCCCGGGGGAGCCGGGGAACTGGACGCAGTTGGCCATCCACTTCAAGAGGTAGTCGTACAGCACGTCGTTGTTGTCGCAGATGTTGGCGCGGAGATGCTGCAGGTACAGGCTGCAATCCCCATCCTTGGGTTCGACTGTGAATCCTCGCCACAGGTTGTAGGCGCCCGGAATCTCTTTGCCTGGGGCGAACACCATGTAGTCGTAGTAACGGCGGAGAGTGTGGTTGAGCCACCACTTGCCCAGGGGCATGGTCTTCCCGTTGCCTACATCCACTTTCTGGTTGCAGTAGCGGTTTGCAAAGTCTTCAAAGGATGAGGTGGTCATGTAGGTGCGATCGAGGAGTGGATCAAAGATTTCCTCGATCACCCGGCACCTCCCGTCGATGCTCCCAATCACACAGAACTGATCGTTCAGCCGCCGCAGCGCAGGCTCCTCAATCTCATCCCCAGCCCGGGCGATCTGGCGCAGGGCGTACCGCTCCGCGGTGCTGCGCTTCTCGAGGACCGATTCACTGATGCCGAAAGTGGGGTCGGTGATGATCGCGTAGATCGTGGCCTTGGGCACACGGCGGCGCAGGAGCTGGCAGCAGACGTGAAAGAGCCAGGCGCTACGGCTGTTGTCGCCCACAGATTCACCGGGGACGCTTCCCTGGGCGATAGCGATCTTGATGTTGTCCGGTACGCCCCACTCGTCCAATTCATCCACCGTGACGATGGCTGCGGCCTTCGTAAGCGGTACTTGATCATCTTTGCCGATGGTGCCTGTCGTGCCTGAAGGCGGGCACGACACCTTCTTGAAGTCCTCGATGGGGTAGACCAGCTCGGGGCTGAAAGACACGAGCTGGGCTAAAGCCCTTGTTCTCCCTTTCTTGATCTTCTTTGCATCGGGGATGTTAATGGTACCGGGGATGCGCATGATCCGATCAATGTTGTGACAGTGATCGGCGCCGAAGGCCAGTTCCAGGAACTGATTGTAGCCCTTAGCCTCTTCAGCAGCGGCCAGATCCCCGTTGATGGGGATGGGCAGGCTGAGCTTCCAGAAGCCCTGATAGCCGCCACCCGAGAAGACGACCACAGTGGGCGGTGGAACGTGCTCAGGCAGACTGGTGGTGAGAAGGGCGAGCGCACGAGCCTGTTCTTCCAGAACATTCTCGCCCGCTCTGGGGTCGATATCGACGTGAAGCCACGCGACCTCGCGCACGTCCTGGCGTTCAGCCTTCTTCTCTACCTTGTGCAGCAACGGGTTGACGTGGAAGTACAGATTCATCTTCCCGTTGTGCTTCCCAATGAAGTCCCGGGCGCCGTCCAGCGTCTCGAAAGTACCGCCGAGAATCTTCTTCTTATCAGGCTGAATGGCTGTCAGGGCCCACGGCCCCTCGGGTGCCCACTGGGCTAGAAAATCGCAGGCCGCGCCAGTGTCGCCTTCCAGTAGCGGATCAGTTTCTTGCACGACACTGGCTCCATTTTCCCGGTCATCCGAGACAGTCTCTTTTCCCCTCTCTCCATCATCACGACCCATTGCCGTGTGACCCCGATCTCCCGGGCCAGCCGGGATTGTGTCCAGTGTGCCCGTCTACGGGCGAGAATGCAGTATTCTCGCTCGGAGACGGTACATCCGCCGCCTTTCACCACGACCCTGCCGTGGTGTGGCGTATCAGGATAATCCCCGTACTCAAACCGTTGGAGCTTGCTGCGTTGCACTTTCAGCTTCCCGGCCATCCGGGGCTGCTTCCAGCCCAGCCGCAATCGTTTCAGGAAGAGGCGTTCTGCCCAGGAGATTTTGAAAGACAGCTTCTCAGGGATGCGTCGTTCAGTGGCCGCCATGTCATCGTCGCCTCTCGGTACAGAACTGCTTTCGTGGACCGGCCCACGAACTCGGCTGCTTGTTCACCGTTGAACAGGAGCCAGTCCTTGGCCACTTGCAACAGCAGGTAGGCACGACCGCCCATCCGCCAGCGGCGGCGGAGCGTGGTGCGCTGCTGCTGGGTGAAGTGGGGAATTAGGACGGGGCTGGTCGGCTTCACCGGCCATGCACGTACCCACTTGTTTTCGAGTAAGCCGTCAATGTAGCTCATATCAGGGAAGCCCGGGTGTGCGGTGTTCTCGACCCGTAAGGGGTCGAAGGGCTTGAGTGCCTTGCTCACTCGGGTGGACATGGTGGACTCGCTCACAGTTGTCTCCGGGGCGCGTCTAGCGAATCGGAGACAACATCCATATTGCAACGCTTCCACCACCACACGCTATGCCGTCCCGCTTCGATTTCAGGCACATGCGCCACGAGCCAATCGCCACGTTCCTTGCTGATCGTAGCGATGCGCCGAAAGCCATTGGCTCTGAAAAGTTTCCCATCTGCATCCGCCACCAGGTACCTGTCACGGAACCTGCCATGGTAAAAACCGACCGCGAATTGGTCCCCAGGATCCCCGTCCCTGTACTTTGTGGCCAGCACGTAGTCTCCGGGCTCGAGCGGTTTCATATTTGTTCCTCTGTGAAGTCTTCGGCGGTTAGCCCGGCCACATCCCGATTGGCCGACTGCTCCACCGGAGTGGCCCAGCGCAGGTTCCATACTACGTTGTTCTGGCGGCAGCGGTCGATGTGATCGACGGTGCAGCCCTCAAACGGAGGCTCCCCTAAGAAGGCCAGTGCGACTGCCCGATGGACGTAGAACTTACGTCGACGACTGTTTCCCACCCGGTAGTAGAAGGCCATGTACCCCTTGGGCTGCTCCTGGGGGATCAGGGGCACCTGTCTGGTCCTGTGTCGCACTTCCCCGTCGTCACTTACTTCGTAATTGATGATGCCCGGGATGGGGCGCCAACCGGCCAGGAGGGCGTATTGAGTGGTCACTTGCACTTGGCCTTCCTCGCGCCCCTCTCGTGGAAGGCCAACGTCATGTGCAGAACCGTATTTCCAACACCGATTTGACCCGAGGCCCGGATCGCACAGCCACCAGTGCTAATGTCCATTTTCTCCCAGCGACGGAGCCAGGCTCGATCAGCATCGTTCTCAGGGATCAGCGTCAGGCTGTCGCCATAGCTTCCGACCTCGGCTCTCACTTGCCCACCAGCGCCTTCCCGAGAGCCGTGATTCGACAGCGAGTATGCAGCCCATCTTCAGTCTGCCCCACTTCAACCAGCAAGCCCAGCCGTCGCAACCGTACTGTGCAGGAGTACCGTACATTGTCGTGGTACTCGCCGCTGTTGCCTTCCAGATGATCCGCGCTGGACAACAGGCTCAGGATGGATAGCTCATCCTCGTTCAAGCCCAGGTCGCGGACCAGGCGTTCCCGCTGGGCTATCAGTTCTATGGCGGCCAGATGCGGATTGGCTTCCTTCCAAGGCGGGAGTTCCAGCATGGGGGTTGCTGGCCTGTGGCTCGGATCGTTGAACTCGACTTTGCCAACCTGGCATGGTGCGTTGTGCATGGGACGGGTGTCCTCACAGTAATGCGCATCGCCCACGGTGAAGTTTCCGCCGCACTTCAGGCAGGTTGCTTCGGTGCTCACTTTACCTTCTCCTTGGCTGCCAGGCACTCATCCACGATGCGCTCAATGTACGCCACAAAACTGTGGTCGAAAGCAAGAGCATCGGGTGCCGCTGCCCGTAGACCTACCTGCGTTAATAGCTGACGTTGGGCGCGAAGCATGGTTATGGCGCATCGAATTGCATCGGTGGGTGGGTTGGCCGACAAGAAAGCGACATGATGCTCTAGTGCGTCTGCGACCTCTTCCGGGCTCATGGCTGCGGCTCCATCCACGTAGCTACTTCGCCCACCAGCCACCGCTGTTCAGGCGTCAGGTGCTTCCCCTTGCTCTCCAGGTTCATCTGCACTGATTCGGTCCATGTCCACGGAGAATCGTCGTAGCCCTTCCGGGCGCCCCACCAGTCGCAGACCATTTCGATGATGTCCAAGAATGACATGCCGGTGATACCAAGATCGTAGGCCACGACCTCGGAGCCCACGAGGTTCATGCCGTGGTGCTCCGCATGGTGCGTATTCCGCGAGTAGTGCAGGTCGATCGTGGCCCGCTCCTGCTGCATGGACTCTTTGTACTCCGGGCTCCCGAACTTGTTCACCCGGGCAATCGCGTTGATCCGGGCGAAGCCGGCAAACTCATCGTCCAGCATCTTGCTGGCGTCGTGCTCGAGGGACCGGCGCTCCAGTTCGTGGATGACGCGGAGCAGGGCCAGGCGCACGTAGTCGCGGTGGCGGCTGTAGGAGCGGAGGAGGCCGAAGGCGTCGTTGGGTGTGTAGTCGTCGGTCATTTCGCTTCCCCCCATGAGGGACCGGTTTCCACATCCACCCGGAACGGGAGTTCAGCTTTCATGCAGCCTGCCATGATCTCGGCGGCTTTGTGGGCAATCTCTACAGTTTCCACGGAAGAATCCACCTCGTCATGGACCTGCAGTTGTAGCGGGAACTCGTCCCGCATCTCCCGGTCTAAGTCCACCATGGCCTGCTTCACCTGATCGGCGCCGGATCCCTGGATGAGCCGGTTGAGGGCCTTGTAGGTCCACTCGAAGTTTCCGTCTGCCCCCTGTGGGAAATGCAGTTTACGCCCGCCCGCGGTGGTGATGTAGCCTCTTTCCTGGGCCTTGTCCGATGCTTTGTAGGCCAGGGCCCGGACGTAGGGCACCCGGGCGTTGAACTGATCCAGAATGGCCTGCCCTTCCTCGCCGGCCGCCTCCCACACCTTCTTACGGGTAAATTTCAGGGATGCCTTCTTGGCCTCGGCCTCGGTGGCGAAGAACTCCACCCGGTAACCAGGGGTACCCCGGGCTCCGGTGCCCAGCGCCCAGCGGGTCGGCAGCTTCAGGGTGTGGCAGACCTTGGCCCCACCCTCCCCGTAGCAGATGCCCAGGTAGAGCCCCTTGGCCAGCTTGCGCTTCAGCCCGGTCAAATCGGCCATGAACTGGTGGTCATCCAGGGTCGGATCTGTGCGGTATTTCTCGATCACCTCTCGAGCCTTAGGCAAATTGAGCAGACCGGCGAAATGCGTCGTCCAACGGGGCTCTTGAGCCTTAAAATCGCAACTGGCCCATACCTTCCCATTGTCGGGGCGGTAGATCGACCTCCAGCGGGCTGCAAAATCGTCGCGTGACGGCTGCTGTTGAAGATTTGGGAAGGCGCAACTCATTCTGCCGTAACGAACTCCATGGATCCCCTTGCCCACTCCCTCGTTCTCCCGGGCAATCTGGCGAAACGACGGGTGGATGCGGCCATTGATCATGTGTTTCCGTACCGACTCCACGAACGTCGTCCGCAGCTTGTTTAGCTTCCGGGCTCGCATGATGGCCTCGGCCACCGGATGCCCGGAGGCGGCCTCATCCGGGGAGGTGCGGTAGGACTTCAGGAACTCCTGATCCACAGATACATTGTCCTCGGCCGTGAAGTTGGGCTCGATCCCAACGGCGCGGAGGGCGCGGGCCAGTTCATCGGCTTTCCAGATAGACTCAACTCCCAGCCGTACTCCGGTCAGGGCGTGAAGCTCATCCAACTTCCCCAGTTCTTCCTTCCGCGCCCAAACCTCAATCTCATCCAGTCTCTGGGTGTCAACGGCCACGCCTCTGCGCTGCATTCTCACGAGGACCGGGATCAACTTCGACTCGAGCGCGTAAATCTTCTCCAGCCCCTGATCCTCAATAGCCGACTCCTGCCTCCGCAAAAGCGCCAGCGGGAGTCGGACATCTTGTTCGGCGTAGGCCCCCACATAAGTAGCTGGCATCTGCCACAGCCCACCCTTGGGGTTGACCCGGAACTCTCGTGCCGCGGCCAGCAGGAGCGTTTCGTCCTTGCCTGGCAGGCCGTGGCGCTTGGCGACGGCATCCAGGGCGTATGACTCCTGCAGCTCGTCCAGCAGGACTTCGGTGACGAGTACATCGCGGAACATGCGCGGGGCGAAGTCGATGCCCTCGTTGAGCAGGAACTCCAGGTCGTACTGCAGGTTGGCACCGACGAGATCTCCGCGAAAGGCGCCAGCCTGTTCGCGGAGATATCGTAGGACCCCATCTTCATCCATGTTCCCCCCGCCCAGGTGTCGAATGGGCAGGTAGTGCGCCGGGCCGTCCTCGATGGCGAAGGATACCCCGACGAGATAGGCCCCTCGTCGGGGGCCGGGGCCCAGGGTCTTGAGCGTGGGATCTCTCGTCTCAACGTCAATGGCCACCCTCCGTGCGTTGGCCCATGAGGGCAGGGACGTGATGGACGGTGGGGCCCAGGTGGAGTCAGGGGCGAGCAAGGAAAACTGCATCACTTCTCCGACAATCGTTGCAAGGTTTTAGCCAGCTCGCCACAAGCCTTCCTGGCCATGTTGATCGCCGCCGCCGTCTCATCCCCAGGGGCAATGACAGCCTGTATTGCCGCGTCCTCATCCCCCGCGCCGTAGTCACCGGACCAGACCCATTCGAGGTCGTGGAGGGCTGTTTCCACCTTCCGCAGATGGGCGGCGAAGGCTTTGTGCAGGGGGCGGTCACCGCGGTGCGCGATTTCTGCTGCGGCATCGCCTACTTTGAAGCAGAGGTAGTCCATGCTGCCGCCGCTCACTGTGCCTCCATGTGGTTAGTCTCAGAAACTGACAACTCGGTGGCCCGAGTTATCAGTGGCCGAAACCACCGTGCCGGGGTCAACCGCCGATCCCCGCGGGCCCACTTGGCCGCGTACATCGTGTAGTCATGGTAAAGGGCGAGGGCGCGTTCAGCGTCCTCGGCCTTTACAAAGGACATCTCCCTGCGGTCAGCCTCAACCATCAGCGAGTGCAATGCGGGAATGAATCTCCGCTGCATGGTGATGCCGTTGTGTGGGCTAAAGCCCAGCACCTCGGCAATCGGCACAGAGACATTCGCCCAGGTCATCCGGTCGATTGCCGTTTCCCCGACCACATCCAGCGCCATCTCGTAGCCCAACGGACAACAGCGTGCCCGATGTATCCCTGTGGCCATGCGCTTCTGCACGGCAGCATGGGCTGTCTCGACATAGCTCGTGTTCAGCACGTCCGGTTCATTGTCGAAGATCCAGCAAGCAGCCAGCAGGCCGTCTATTGGGGCGGCATGCTCAGATACCCGGGTGCTGGCCGTTGGGCTGAACAGGCGGTTGGCCTTCCCACACATACGGAGCACCCGGGCCACGTACCTTGCCCACTTGTCGAAGTGGTACGGCTCAAGCAGCACGGGGCGCAGGTGGGTTAGGAGGCTGAGACGGTTCACCAGGCGGCAGAGGGTCACCGCACGGGCCATGTGTCGTCTCCCCCGAAGAGGGGAGACGACTTGCTCTCGGATCCACTTCGTTGTGGGATCCAGTTCCCTGCGGGTGTTCGGGAAGTGGAGGTGGTTGAGCACCGGATCCTTCGACCAGGGCCACTCCTGCCCGGCTATTCGCCGGTCACGAATGGCCTGACGCTCGGCAACGAGCCAGAACAATTTGTCCAGGTCAATCCCGATAGCCATCAGGTTCTCCGTTAATCGCTTCTCTGACAGCCTCCCGAATCTGGTACTCGGTTATCTCACTGGCTGGCTGTCCGCACCTGGGGCAATGCGGCTCAGTTTCGGCCATGCGGGAGTCCAACTCCTCGGGCCAGCCTACCCAGTCGCATTCGTCGCAGGTGTACATGTAGTGGCTGGCCACTAGAACCCCAGCTCCGCCAGCACCTCTTCCACCATCGTCACCTGCTTCTCCGAAAGCGAGAAGCCCCTCACCGTCACGAGGCGGTAGATGTCCTCCAGCAACGTGTACTGCCGCTCGACCACGTTCGTTTCTTCGTTCTCCTCGTAGTCCTCGATCGCGGCGTGGACTCGGGCCATCAGGGCGTCGTGGTTCATTGGAGCCTCCGTTGAGCCTCGTATTGTTCCTTGCTGATCGGTTCGATTTGCAACGTCACCCGATCCACATCCCACCGAAACTTGTGGGCAGCCCACGCCTCGGCCCGGGAGCGGATCGAAGTGTCGCTTGCGCCCCAATCCACTGTTTCAGCCTGAGCAACACCACCAAGCCGCGCCGTAATCTTCACGTAGGGCATACCTTCCCCCACTCCTGCATGTACGTTTCATGCAGGAACGCATTGATGGCGGCAAGATCCGGCTCATCACGCAGGTTGCTTGTTCCCATGGCCCGCTGCAGCGCCTGCTCCTGAGCCTCGATCATCTGCACCACGCGATCAAAGGTGATCTCACCTCGGCGTACCTGCATGAGCACTTCACGTTCAGCCGGCCGCATGGGCAGGCTCATCCGCCCTTCACCCACGATCTCAAGCCCCTGGTAGCCCAGACGGAGCGCGTGCATGGCGTACTTAGTATCGTAGCCATACTGCTCGACCAGCTCGGGCCGCTTCACGCGCTTCTGCCCACGAACGCCCAGCAGCCGTTGCTTCTGGGCCAGCAGATAGCCCAGGAAGGCGTTGCCCGCTTTCTTTGAAACGATGGCCTTTCGCATCTGACGGAGTGCGTTTCCCCGGGCTGTCAGCACTGAGCAGTCCTGTGGCGGGACAAACAGCGGCATGAGGATTGTAGGATTGCCACCAGCCGCCAACCGCATCCATTTGCGCAGACCGTAGATCGTCAGGTCCAGATCCCCCGGGCCAGAGCGCACTCCCTCGGGCTGTGTCCGCTCCACGATGTGCTCACGGTACTGGAGCCCGGTCACAGCTTCTTTGGGCTCGATCATAATGCCCATTTCGTCCCGGTCGTCGGTGCCTTCAAGGGCCAGACCGTGTACGGTGGAACCCACCGTGCAGCGGATGATCAGTTTGGCATCATCAGACTTCATTTACCGCTCTCCATTTCTATACGCCTCGGCGTACAACAGTGACTCTTTCAACCGCTCTGGTAATCCCCGTATACAACCACCGCCGCGCATCGGCCCGGAAGCAAGCGGACTCGTCGAAGAGGACTACGGAATTGAACTGACTTCCTTGTGCCTTATGGCAGGTGAGCGCGTATCCGTAGTCGAACTCCTCTGCGTCCTTGCGCTCGAACCACGGCAGGTCCAGTTCTCTGCCCTGGAAGTGGTGTGCGTGGGCGGTCACATTCAAGGTGGCCCCGTCCTCTCCGATCACATCCATCTCCACCCGATCGTCGTCTACACTGCCCACACGGTCCACCGTCCACAGGCCGCCGTTCAGAAGGCCCAGTTCGTGGTTGTTCCGGAGGCAGACAACTTTATCCCCGCGTACAGGATAGATGTGCTCCACCTGTGGCATTGTGGCATGAATGTCGTAGGATTTCCCCAGCAACTGCCGCATCCTTCGATTGCTTGCTCGCCGCGTGGCGTTTCGCCCCACGATGACCTGATCGCAAGCCAGCACTTCCTCCGGGCTGATGTCGTCCGTCACACAGGACTCGCCCGAGAACCAGCCGGTGTGGATGGACTCGCCCATGCGCACTCGTGTTGCGAGTGCGAGCACAGGAGAGTCCAGGGCATGGCGGTGGATCTCCGTCAGCATCACATCTGGCTTGGCATCGGTGAAGTAGCCACCGCCGTAGACCGGGGGGAGCTGGAACGGGTCACCCAGCACAAGGACTTTTTTACCGAAGGACAGCACATCCCGCCCCAGCGGCTCATTGACCTGGCTCGCTTCGTCCAGCCCGATCAGGGCGGCGTTGGCCGCATCGCTGCACGGGTTCAGCTTGAATGATGGCTGGCCCAGGCGTTTACGCTCCTCCGCGATCTCATCCTTCAGCCGGGCTACCTTGTGCCCGGTGCCGATGGCCGGGGAGCCTTCAATGTTGAAGAGTTGCCCCTCGAGTTCCAACAGCCGCAGCCGGGATTTCTCCTGCGACGTGTAGATCATAGAGTGAATCGTGCTGGCCCCCGTACAGCCCTTCTGGCGCAAGACGAGGGCCGCCTTGCCCGTGAACGCGCCGAACAGCACCAGGCCATCCACACCTTCGGCCAGATGCCGCATAAGGGTCGTCTTCCCAGTGCCCGCAAAGCCGAACAACCGAAACACCTGCGGCCCCGACTTATCCGCGATCCACGCCGCCACGGCTTTTAGCGCGGCTTCTTGCTGCGGGCTCCAGTTCACTCCCCATCCTCCACAGTAAGCACTCCAAACGCCACAGCCACCGCAATGATCTCCTCGCGCAACGTACCCTCGGCCACGAAGTGCCCCTCATCTGTGTTCACATCCACATCGCCATCGGACATGAACAAGATGCCATGCACGGCAATGCGTCGGCCCTTGTGGTTGGCCACCGTTGTCTCTATGCACTCTTGGAGATCCTTGGGCCAGGGGCGGTTGAGGTAGAAGCCGGTCATCGGCCCATCACCGCTTTTGCCAACAAGAAAAGGAACACCAGCGGAAATGCGACCAGCGCCAGCGCAACCCCACCCCAGAACGGCGACAGCACCCACCACCAGGACCAGTTGATGACGTGGGCCAGTTTCAGGCCGATGAAGAGGAGGCCGAGGAGGCTTAGGAAGCCTACTCCGTTGCTGGTTTGCCCGCTTTTGGTGGACATTAGAACTCCGTTCCTAAACCGAACCCACCGCAGGATCCCAACCCCGCCCTGGAGCCTTGGCTGAGTCCTGCGTGTGGGTCAGTAGTGTCCGCTGCGACCGCAGGGAGTAGTGGACACTACCCCTTTCAGTCGCCCAAGTAGAGCAGAACACCCCTCCCCCACCCCCGTACCGGCTGCGTCGTGTCCCGGTACGGGGGCACGGTAGGGTCGGGGTGTTCATTGTTTCAACCGGCCCAGCGGGGACGGTTGAAACAATCCTTGTCAAACGCTCCAGAGCCACCGAAGGCGGGCCGCGCTACCCCGGGCAGGGGGCATCACCCGTTATGCTTTGTGGCCCTGGAGCCTGTTGTCTCCGCAGGCCCAAAGGGACGGCGGAGACAACACAAGAACGAATGTTGGCCCGCGGCGATTCATGCCCACCGGATGGAATCGAACCATCTAGGGGAGCTACCCCAACCGCATCCACCGGCCGGCGAATAGGCACAAAGTTCGTCCGCCGCGGGCCAAACGTCTGACTTTAGAAAGGCGCCTCTTCCTCGGGCAGATCACCCGACGCACCACCCGCCCCACCCGAGTCACCCTGCCCCGCCCCCGACAGATCCACCTTCACCAGCCCGCCCTTGATCTGGGCGATGAAATCCTTGGCCTGGGCCAGCAGCCCAGCTTCGGTGGCCGGAGAAATCAGCGAGGCCGCCCAGTTCTCCTTGAACGGCTGGATCAGCCAATTCTTAGAGATCTGGCCAACCTTGTTCTTGTGGTCGGTGGTCTTCAGCCGGGCCCGGTTGGCGAAGATCGGGGGACGGCCCTTCAGCAGCTCCATGGACGTGTTCCACTGGCGCCACGGGCCGATGCCTGTACTCTTGAAGGCAATCATGGCGGGACCAGCGATCTCGTTGCCCTCGTCGTTCAGGATGAAGGCGTAGAGGTACACGGTTTCCACCACTTCGACTTCGACTTCGCCCTTGGCGTTCTTGACCAGGGGGAGGGCGCCTTTGGGCCGTCCACCGACCGCTTCCAGCAGCCGCAGGACGACTGGGTTATCACTCTCCATCGGCGGGTGATCCTCGGGGAACCCGCCGCCCTTGGCCCGGGGGATCCAGGGCACCCAGAGACGGTGCTTCATCACCGGCTGGATCACCACGCCCTTGTCGGCGGGCCACAGTTCGCCCGTGACCGTGTTGTAGAGCATCCCGATCTCGGCGCCCGGAACCTTCGTCTCACCCTTCACCTGCGGGGACAGATCCTGCAGGATGGTGAGGAACGGGATCATCTTGTCCCGGGTGTCGTTCGACTCGAAACCGGCGCCGCTGTCCTCGCCATAATCGTTGACCGCCGCAAGAGCGGTCGTGTTCGTTGTGGCCGGCAACTGCTCCTGTGCCACCTCTTCAGTCACAGGCTTCGCGCCCGGTGCGACTCGTGCCCTGCTCGCCATTGTCCATTCCTCCGTCGTTGTTATTTGCCGCGGGCTGTTTAACGTCCCCCGGGGCTGTGGACGGTGTTGACTCCGGCGCCTGAAAGGTGGCGGAGTCAACAAATAGCGCAGGGTGCCAGTGCGTTACGCTGGCGGCTCAGGTGCGACCTGATCGGTTCCTCTCCCGCAACCCTGCAAGATATAACTGTACCCTCTCGGATACATGACTTTCTGCAGTCGGTAGATGACATCCCCAGCAGCAGACGCCACTAGCTCCAACTCGGCTATTTCCAGATACCGGAAGGCTTCTTCGTCCGTATCCACCGTGATCGTCCCGTCAACCTTTACGTGGATGGCCATTTGGCCCTGTAAGCCCGGAACACGGGCGGTACTACCCGATCGTGTTTCCGGTGCCAGAGGTAGCATCTCAGATCACGCCAGGCAAGGATGCCCGCGTTGACGAGAGATATGCACAGGGCAGCACTGCCCAAGATCAGGGGCAGCAGTGTCATTCGTCCTCCGCCGTCCGCTCCCGCCAGTAAGCCATCACGGTCAGCAGAAAGGTATCCTGGTAGCGTGATAACCGCTTGCAGGTTTCATCGGCACAAGCCCTCAGTGCCTGATGGCCCAGCACAACGGTGACGACAGCCAGTGGTATCCAGAACCACGTATGCCCCTGGATCTCCATGCCCACCAGGACAGCCCCAAAATACTGCAGGGACACCCATTGCCAGGCTTTCATGCTTGGCCTCTCCGCCTCCGGAGCATGGGCTCCAGCCAGAAGTACCACGTTGCATTGCCACCGAGGGCGCCCAGAAAGGCGCATATTGCGTAGGACCAGGCGGTGTGCTCAGACACGCTAGTCCTTCCTCTTCACTTCCGCGTACCTCTGCCTGAAAGCCCCGAACAGATCCAGCGGCACATCCACCCCGTCCTTGAGCGCCCCCTTGATGAACGCCGAGAGGGTCATGGGCTCTACGAAATCGCGCCGCTTGCAATCGACGGGGCGCACCCGCTGGGCCAGATCGCGCTGGAACTTCTTGGCCCAGGCGTCATCTTCCTTGCCGAACAGGATCTTAAACTCGTGCTTGATGATCCGAGAATTGCCCGTCTGGTCCAGCCACGCAAAAGCCTTGGGCTTGGCGGCTTCGGGGATGCTGGCCCGGATCTTCTCCTCCACTGTGACCCTGAAGCCATCGGCGGTGACGATGGAGTCCTGCCGGGCCTCGGCCATGGCGGTTGGGATCAGTACCTCCCTGTACTGCCGCAGGCGCTCCTGCGCCTTTGACAGTTCCTCTTCAGCCTTGGCCAGATCCAACTCGGCCTCCCGCTGCTCCTGGGCAAGTCGGCTGATCTTCTGCAAGAGGTCGGTGTCAGTGGCGGGCTCGGCGTATTCAGAATAGTCGGCGGTGCCGGGGGCGGTGGTCATTTGGCCTCCAAAGCTGCCAGCAAGCGGTTTGTGAGTATCACTGTGGCCGCCACTACTTGATCATCATTTTCGAAAATAGATACATTCCCGGTGCCGATGATGGCCTTCAAAACTTCAAGGGCCATATGCTCCCGAATCGTAACACCGCACTCAGCAACTGTTCGCTCGCCTGGGATCCAGTTGACCGGCCGCAGTGGGCAATCGCCACGACTAGTCACGCCACCACCTCCGTGATGGACAGCCGCACCAGGCGGCAATCGGAATGGCAGTCCTTTCGGTAGGCTTCTATGTCCTTCTTGCTGATCACAGCCCCGTCGTCCGCTACTCCGAAGTCAATGATCTTGCCTCGGGGTGTCACGATGCCCCATGTCTGAACGGGCTTTGCCTTCTTCATGGTCATTGCGGTACGTCCTCCGTTTCCAGTGCATCTGAGAAAATATCTACCGTGACCGGCGCGTACTCCGCATCACGCCCGTTCCAGTTTAGAAACGTCACGGTGCCTGCTGCATCGGCGGCAAAGGCTGCGGCCACCCCGCAGAGAATCATGTTGCCCAGGAGGAGCAGGTAGTCGTCGGCGGTGAAGTCCCGCATCTTCTCGGCCAGCTCGTCGTAGACGGATTGGTCGAAGGGCTTGGCATTTGGCGTGAGGAGAATTACCGTCTCCCCGAACCGCTTTGCGGCCCGGAGGCTGGCTACGGGCTTTAGTTTCCCGGTGGCCCTGTCGAGCTTGTGCGGGAGCTGGACTACGAAGACGCGGCTAGCCATCGTACTGCTCCACTCTGGGTACGGCGCCCTGTGACTTCAGCCATGGGATCAGCTTCTCATCAAAGCACTTTCCACAGATATCCACGGTTGTCGTTTCTATGCTGCTGTATTCCGGGTAACAATCGCCGTATCTCCGCTCGATGGTCGTTTCATCTTGTTCAAAGCGTTCCTTTGACCAGCCCAGGCAACCTTCCCGCGCCCCGCATAGGTCGCACTTATGGCCGACAACTTCCTCGCGATCACTGGCCGGGATAACCCGGGTTTCTTTGATCTCGCTCATGCTATATCCATTCCTTCAGTGTATCCCCCGTAATCGCGGCGGATACATCGCGCTTGTCTCTCAGATCCTGCACAATTCCCTCGTCCACCGTATCCCTCCCGATCAAATCGACGTAGTTGCAATGGTGCTTCTGTCCGGGCTCCTTGATGCGCTCGGCGGCCTGGCTGCGCTGAACGGCTTTCTGTGTGTGGCTGAAGAAGACCAGGTTGCGTGCCGTGGCCAGGTTGTTGCCCTCGGAACCCTTGGCGTAGGTCGTGACGAAGTAGCGGGCCTCGCCAGCCCGGAAGGCGGCGATGTTGGCAGCACCCTCTTCGGCGGTCATCTTGCCGCCGATGAAGGACACAGCCGCCTTGCCCAGCAAGGCCATCACCCGGGCGATGTCCAGGCGGTACTGGCAGAAGATCACCACCTGCTCGCCGGCCATGTCTTCCAGCGTCTCAAGCAGCAGGGCCAGCCGCGGGTCTGTTCTGTCCGGTTCAATGGTCGAGCGCGGCTCCCCCGAGTCATCGGGGATATAGCCCGAAGCAATCTGCTGCAGCCGCCCGTGGCGAACGATCGAGAGGGCAGCCGAGATGAAAACCCCGGACTCAATCTCGATCTCGTACTCGGTCTTCAACTGGTTGTAGAGCCGCGCCTGCTTGGGCGTCATCTCAAAGAACCGGGTCTGGTACAGGGCTGGCGGCAGATGCAGCACCTCGTCCTGCGTCACCCGGTGGCTGATCGTGGCCAGGAGCTGCTTCAGCTCGGGGATGTTCCGGTAGTCGTGGAACACCGGGTAGTTGGGCACGTAGCCCATGGTCTGGATGCACTGCTCCTGCGTCAGAAAGATCCCGAAGTGTGTCTTGAAGGCGGAGAAGCTGTGCATGTGGTGCCGCTTCCAAAAGCCTGGATCCAGAAACTTGATCTGGGAGTAGACATCGAACGGGCCCTCGGAAACCGGCGTGCCGGTCAGGATGCGGCGGTAGGGGGCGTACTTGCCGCTGGCTATGATGGAGATGGTGCGCTTGGCTCCGGGTGTCTTGATGTGGTGGGCTTCGTCCACCGCATAAAGACACGTTCTCTTTTTGAGGAACGCCCAGGCATCGGCCTTTCCCTGGCCCGACATGAAGGACTGAAAAGACATCGCCATGACCGAGAAACCGGCGTGGTTGACCAGCTCTTTGATCAGTGGGCGATACCGCTTGTTGCCCGACTGGGCCGTGCTGTACGCGAGAGTGCGGGCCGGGATGGAAAGCCACTTGGGGATCTGCTCGAGGATCCAGGTGTGCTGGACCCCAGGTGGGGTAACCAAGAGTAGGGCGTCGATACTGCCGCGCTGGTAAAGATGCGCGGCAGTATCGAGCACTACTCTTGACTTCCCGCACCGCTGCTCCCAGAAGATGCCGTAGGCTTCTTTGTCCCGGGTCGCTTCGAAGCCGGCGCGTTGGTGGTCGAAGGGCGCGGGGGCACCTTGCTTGTACTGGTAGTCGGCTGCGATGGGGAGGGTGGTCACGGCTCAGTCCTTGTACGGATCTTCCACATCGTCACCCGCCATCGCAACTCCGATCGGCGTCAACGTATGCAGAACCTTGATGGTGTCACCGTGGGCCTCGAGCACTTCCGGCAGCCGCTTGTAGCAGTGCGGCGACTCATCCACACCGGCTCCGCGCAGCTCCACATTCATGGGCCGGATCCAGTTGTCCATCATCTCACGGGTCACGGCGCCACCGGTCTGCGACACAACGACTCGGCGGCCCTCGGCATTGCGCCCGAACTTCCGCTTCCCGGCCGCCTTGGTGCGGCTCATTACCCGACCGGCCCCGTGAACCGTAGAGTAGAAGGCTGTCTGGGAGTCGATGGACTCCACGCCCTCAATGATGACGGACACGTCGCCCATGGATCCGCCCACGAACCCACGCTGCCCGGGAAAGGCAGGTGTGGCGCCCTTGCGGACGACCCAGACCATCTCCCCCAGATGCTCCTCCAGCCAGGCGAAGTTGTGGTGGTTGTGCACCCGATCCAAGACGGGAGCCCCGATCAGGCTGGCCACGCGGTCGCATACCCAATCACGACCGGCGTAGGCGTACTGACCGGCCAGGTCCATGCAAGTCAGGTAGTTCTGGCCCAGTTCACTGTTCACAGGCAAGAGCACCGGGTCCACGTCGATACCATCCTTGCCGCCACCCGCCTCGATAAAGTAGGTAGCGATCTTGTGGCCCAGGCCACGGCTGCCGAAGTGGACGCCGCACCAGACACGTTCCTGCTCGTCCACGAACAGGTCCACGTAATGGTTGCCGGAGCCAATGGTCCCGAGCTGGTTCTGCGCCATGCGCTTCAACGGGGCCGCAGCCCGCAGCTTCCAGGCCGGATGACCGTCAGCCTCAAAGAGCGGGTGCTCAACCGACTCGTTGTTGTTCAGGCCGACACCGAACGAAAGCGTCTTCCAGATATCGTCCATGATCGTCTTGATATTGGCCCGGACCTCGGCAGCCGAAACATCCAGCAGCACCGCACAATTGCCACAGGCGATGTCGAAGCCAACGCCGTTCGGGCTGATCTTGTCCTTGTAGACCAGCACGCCACCCACCGGGGCGGCGTACCCCTGATGGTTGTCGGCCATCAGGGCACAAGCATCCGCCGTCTCGAAGCAGTGGAGGATCTGGCGTTCGGCACCTTCGTCGGGCACACCGAAGACCGGGATGCTGTCTATTCCGTCCTTCTGGAGCCAGGTGAGGCGGCTCATCGAGCCGCCTCACTCTCATTCTCTTCCAGCGCAATCCACTCCACCAACCGCTCCGACCAGCCTGAGATGCGCGACCAACCGTTGCTCAGTTCCAGCGCGGGCTTGTAGCCGGCGACGTTGACGATATAGCCCTTGGCCTGCCGCACCTTGATGCCCGAGTCGGCCGCCTGTTCGTCAGTGACCACAATCGTCCGAGCGGGCTCGGGCAGGGTTTCTGCCATCTTGGCCAGCGCCTGCCCCAGATAGGTGCCGCCGTTCGGCTGCGAGTTCCACAGCGCCTCGATCAGCGGCAGCCCACGGTAGGCCGGAGCCTCCACCAGCTTCGTGGAGAACGTGAAGATCCGGCAGTCCTCGCAGATTTCCCGCAGGAGGATGGCCAGGGCACCAGCCGCCTGGTAGCGGCGGAGCGTGCTCTTGGCCGACAGCGCATCGGACATGGAGCCCGACACGTCCACCAGCAGGTACGTCATGCCCGGGAGCCTGGGCGCCTCCTCGACGGCCAACAGCATGGCCTGCGAGAGAGCATCGACCATGGACGGGGCGGCCAGCGCGGCGGAGACGAATCGGAAGGGGAGGGCTTTGGACTTCCGGGCACCGGCCAACAGGGCAGCGTTGATCAGCGCCCGATCCACACCCGCCCCCTCCATGTTCCGCAGATTCATCAGAAGGGCCATGTACCCGAGCTTGTTTTCCGTGAGCAGCCGGGTGAAGGCTTCCTTCTTGTCAGCGCCGCCCGACAGGGCCACTTCCCATGTGTCCGGGGTGGCCAGGGTGCCGTTGACGATCTTCTCGTAAAGCAGTTCCCGCTCGGTCGGCTCGTACGGCCGGACAGGGCTTTTCTTCCGATCGGCCCGCACCCAATCAAAGTTGGCCGGCTTGGCATGGCACACGAAGAGAGCGTCACGCAGCTTGACCGCACCGTCCCGGTTCCACTTGGCCAACTCGTGCTCACTGAACTTGGCGAATGCCAAGCTCAGGCCCTTCTTCACCTGGGCAGACACCGGGCACTTGCCGTCCTTCCAGTAGATGGACAGGAACTCGGCCAGTTCATCGGCACGCTGGATCGTCTCGCGCAAAGTGCGGGAGACGATGCCCGGGTCAGCGGTGCGGCCCGGATGCCGGGCCAGTTGCCGCACCAGGAACAGCGAGACGTGCCGCAGTTTCATGGCAGTGCGTGTGCTCACAGCCAACTCCGCCAACTGCTGCGGAGTTACCTGCAAGCACAGTTCCTCGATCCGCGCTGCGATCTCGGAGCCCGATTCGTAGAACGTGTTCTCGAACAGCATGCAGGTGGACACGGCCCGGGTCAGTTCCTGGAGGGGCGTCTGGTGCCGATCGGCCCGGCCCCCTTCATGGGTGACAACGGGCGGGAGCTTGGTGCAGGTGTTGGTCTTCATGGGGTTCTCCGTTTCTAGGTTCACTCATTCGACTGCACCAGCAGGCGAATGAGTGAAAGCCCTTGTTGGCCTGCAGTGAAAAACAGCACCCGGATCAGTCAACCACAGGGGTCATCTGCTAGAGGAAGTACCTGTAGTCTACGCCAGGGCGCAAAACAGTGAGCGGATCAAACAGCTACGGGAGCACTTACGATGAGAAGTACCCGCAGCCTACGCCAGCCCACAAAGAGCGTACTCGGATCAGACGGTAAGGGAACAGACCGCCGCCTCTGCCAGTTGGGCTACCCTGCCGTCTATTGGCAGGAGCTGGACTCGAACCAGCACATGAACGGTTCCGAAGTAACCCTAGCCTACGCCAGAGTACAAAGAGAACGGCCGGATCAAACAACCACGGGATATTTTCTACCCAAGAGAAGTACCCGTAGTCTACGCCAGGCCGTAAAACAAGAGCGGAATCGGATCAGACGGCTGAGGAGCAGTCCGGATTGACCCGGACACCCAACCGGCTTGCGCCAGTGAGTCTTAACCGAAGTAGCCCCAACCTGGCGCCAGATTCCAAGGGATCACGGAGAAGGGTGGTCGTTCAGTTCCTCTCCGTTTCTAGTTTCTTCAACGAGGGGAAGTATACCACCCCGCTCGGGGCGGGTCAACCTTTTTCGTGCACAACCAGCCCTTCTGTCTGCAGCCAGTTCGCACACCGATGTGCCCAGAAGGAATCGTTCCGCGCCTTGAGCAGCGCCTTCCCCTCCCGGGCATTCAGCACCGGCTCAACCTGCATCCACGTTTTCCCTGACTGCAGAAACCGTGTGACCAGGACGAACCCCTCTGGCTGCCGGATCATCCACTGCTCGCACTGGACGTTATCGCCGGCCGTCCAGTCGAAGGGGAGCTGGCTGTAGATCCAGTCTTCGACGTTAGTAGGCATCAGTTCATCTCCCCTTCCTCAATCACCTGCACCTTCTCCCCGGCCACAGCATCCGCCACACCCTGCACCATGGCGCTGAGAAAAGCCCTCAGAGCATCCTTGCCCGCGGCCCTCACGAACTGGGCCTTGATCCGGCCGATCTCGTAGGGCTCGGTGCCCTGCTGCTTGCTGTCCAGGCGCAGGACGATGTAGCCGTCTTCCTCACGGCTGGTGATCAAGAAGAGGGCCTGGGGTGGGTTGGTGGGACGGAGTTTGTTGCTCACTCTTCCTCCGCATACTCATCCGGATCCTCACCCACATACTCCGCATGCCCCCGCCCGCACTTCGGGCAGGTCCACGTCTCCGTGCTGTTCCACACCTCGATCGCTACCAGCCCGACGAAGCCGCAATCCTCATCTGAGCAGGCCCGGTTCTCTTCCATTTCGCGCTCCGCTCCGGCGATTTCGTACTCGGCGCCGGTTACTCCTGCGGGGTAGCTCATCCTTTCAGCACCTCCACGATAAGCTGCCGCAGGGTCACATCGTTACCTGCAGCGGCAGAGTCCTTATCGGCTGTCATGGTAATCGCCAGCGTGCCGGTGGTGTCAACGGTGGGCAACCCTCCCGCCAGACTACCGCTCTGTGTGTCCAGGCTGCCACTTGCACCAATGGCTAGAACAAGCAGATCAGCCTGAATCGTAATCCATGCCGACTCGCCGGCAGAATCGGTTGTGCCGGCCAGCACACAAACCTGTCCACCGCACTTGAGGGCCAGCATACAGTTCACTCCGTCCATGGCATATGTGATATGTGCCGTGACCCGGATCACGTCGCCCACGGCAAGGCTGTTTGCCGGGATCGTGTAGGATGACGAAAACGTCGTTTCATCTACCGTGTTGCCCACCGTGTTGCCACCAGGGACGCTCGTGTTGCTGTAGGCTTTTGGGCGAGTGACCCACCCATCCAGCTTTGCGCTGGCATCCGCAACAGGTATCTTGCTGGCCGTTGGTGTAGCCGTGGCGTTGGCCGGGTCCTGCACGACCTTGGAGCTGCCGTCCAAACTGGCGTAGCCCGAGGCGGCGGCCTTGTTCGCCGTCTTCTCGAGCGCGGCATCGTTCGTCAGGTCTGTTGAGGCTAGCACCCCGGTCAGTGGCGTCTGCGGATCGGCCAGGAGCCCGGACAGACCGGCCACGCTGATCTCATCCACGGAACCGTTCTGGTGGGTAACTGCGTGGGCCGTAGGCGCACGGGAATCTATAAACCTGGCGTCGTCCCCCTCTGCCACCGTTCGGGCCGTTACCCCAAACTGCACCAGAAACCGTGCCGGGTCGATCCCGGTCGTAGTTGCTCCGTCCAGAATGGCAAAATCGAAGACGGCTCCGTCCGTGTTACAGGCGGCCAGGTTGACGTTGGTCAGATCGGCATGGGTCAGGTTGGCGTTTGAGAAATCCGTGTTGCCCGTGCTGGCGTCCGTCAGGTCCGCGCCAGTCAGGTCCGCGCCACGGAACGATGTGTTGGTCAGGGTGGTGCCGGCAAGAATGGCCCCGGACAGGTCGGCCCCGGTGTAGTTGTTAAATGACAAATCGGCCGCCGTGAAGTCTAGCCCGGACAGGTTTTCATCCACATGCTCTGACATCTACGGGTTCCTCTCCCACGGGTGTTTCCCTTCGTCCTGGATGAACTTCCAGAGCGACCACTGTATCAGGAACATACGGAACCAGGTCATCATAAAGCACCTCCTGTTGGATGTGTACTGGCTGCCGCCCCGCAGAACGGGCACGGCTTCAGGTCGTTGCTCATTCGATCCCCTCCTCGCGGGCGATGATGTCCGAGTCCCATCCGTTTTTGTGGCGCATCCCGTGTGTCCGCTCGCGGTAGCGTTCGAGATTCGCTACGCGGTCGTAGAGCGCGTAGAGGGTGGCGACGATCAGCGGATGCAGCGTGATCCAGCCTTCAAGGTGCTGTAGTTCCTCCCTCGTCAGCGGCTTCGGCGCGGTCATATCCACTCCGCGAGATAGCGCACCAGTGCGCGAGCATCACGCTCCAGGGTTTTAGCATCGTCGGTGTGGGGCTTCAGGTAGCCTCCGGCCATGGCGCGCAGTTTGCTGGCGAACTTATCCAGATTGTCAGCTTGACGGTGCAGGGTGGCCTGCTCGTCTTTTCGCGTTTCTGAATCGCACAGGTTACACACCGGCCCCTCCCGTGCGGGCGCGGATGGCGGCCATCTCTGATTCTATTGACCAGTGGCCATTGGCAAGAGCTTCGATTGAGTCGTTAAGACAGAACAGCGCAGCGTCGGCAGCCTGTAGATCATTGAAGTTGCCTCCGTAGCGAACCTTAGACAGAATTGCCGCCTGCCATCCAACGTGATAGGCAAGCGCTCTGCCGCTGTCCTGCGCCTTCTTCTCCGCCGTCTCGTAGAACTCCCGCAGACTGTGTATCTCATGGTTCATTTTCTCGATGAGTGAGTCACGCTGCGCCACTCGACCCTCCGCCGTCTCGACGCGGGCGAGGGCGGCTTTCTCGCGCATAAACGCATCGCTGTGCAAGCTGGCCAGCTTTGCCTTTTCATCAAGCAGCCGTTCCGCCCTCTCCTTCTCCGCAGCGAGGGCGGAGCGGGCTTCGTCGCGCAGGCCCTTCTCACGTTTGTACGAATCCAACCAGTGAGCAACCATGTTGGTTTGGTACTTGTACCCACGCTCGAACCCGTTCCTCTCCTCCCGCAGAGTGCGGAGGCGGGCGAGCAAGCGGTCAATGATGTTTCGCGGACCAGCGGCTGCGACAAGACCAGCGGCTGCCAGCACGAAATATTCCGCATCTTGAATCAACTTCTCGTCCTCGTCCGCAGCGGGCGGGGGCTGATCCTTACGCGCCTGCACCAGCGACCCCCCTAGCGCCTCGACTATCTCCGCTTCGGTGCAGAAGACGTGATCCACCATCTTCACCATCAGCTCGGGCTCGCCCTCAGCCAAGAGGATCACCGTTTCCTTGCCCGCGCCCACGGCCCAGCCGAGTTCCAGGTGGGCGCTGCGGCCACATGGCTGCACCATGACGAACGTGTCGGCCCACTTCATGGCGTCGAAGTCGGACGCGAATCCGGCCACGGCAATGCGATGAGACAGGGCCGCCCGGTACTGGACGGGCGTCCAGTTCTGCCAGTCCGCATCAATGTCGGACCAGCGGAAGCCGGTATTGCCCGGGGCCGGATTGCGGAAGTCGTAGACATCGTGGCCTTCCGCGCGAAGCATCTGCACCACGGCGGGCTGGCGTTCGTTTCGCCACGACGAGGCCACGTAGATTCTTCGGCTCGTAGCGGTTGGCAAGGTCACTCCACCATTCGCGGCGATGAGTCGCGTACCGCTAGCGGGCGCTTCCGGCTGGGCGGCGCGGAGGGCCAGCGCCAGCGCGGCCGCGATTGCAAGCCCGACGTTCCCGTGCGTGGGCCACGTATCGGGGTCGTATTTGAGCAGTTCCGCACAGGCGCGGCGGAGTTCTTCTTTCTCTTGCCGAAGCCGACCGGCAGTATTCTGGTCTTTCTGCCACCCATCACCGTATTCCTTGAGGCGAGCGGCTAGTGCGGCGGTGTGATGCTCGCACGATTGGCACAACGACCCCTCCTCGCTTAGTGGGACATCATCTCTGCCGCAGCACTGGCATACGGGGTTCATCGCGCTGCCTCCCTTTCCGATAGCATAGCAATCAGATCCTCGTTCTCAGCCCTCAGCCGCGCCGCTTCCGGATTGGCGGCCCAGACGATATTGCGCGCGTCCTCTGCCTTCCACTCGAAGCCTTCACGTCGCCAGAACGTGCCGTCCCTCGCGTGATACAGCAGGTCGCCGGGTTCATCGCAGACGGTGGCGACGAAGGCCCGCAGCCGCGCCGCAGCGGTGGACTCGCGGCGGAGGAGACGGCGGAGTTCGTTGCCTGCATTAAGCGCGGCAATCGTCTGTTGGGCCGTGTAGCCCGAGGGGCTCGTCATGTAGTGCGGGCCGTCGAAGCGCCAGCGTTCCAGCGCAGCCGCAACGTCGGGCGGGAGGATGGGGTTAGTCATCGTTTCTGCTCCTGCTGCGATTCGCGGATTGCATCGCGGACGATGGCCTTGCGGTACTGGTAGTCGGCCCAGTAGCCGGCTACTACCAAACCGATCAAGATGGATGCGGCCACGAAGATAAACAGCGTCTTCGCCATCATATTGCCTGTGCGCTTGCTTACGTCCGTCATCTCCCCTCCTCCGGCCACTCGGCGGTGGCCCACTTCAGGAACGTATTAATCACGTCACCGTCGAAGTCCTCGCGCATGTGCATATCCCTGAGCGCCCGCACCGGGGCGGGCATGGGGGCGCGGGTACGCGACTCGATCACTTCGGCGGCAAGGCTACGCATCACGGAATTATTCCATCCGGGGTTCTTCAGGCATTCCGCAACCTGCTCATCGGTCAGCCGGTACTCGCTCACGCTCCCTCCGTCGTCGCGGGGTGAGACGCGGCGCGGGTGGAGAGGTATTCAGTAACAATAAGCTCGGCTACGTTTTGAACAACTCGCGATTCTTTGTCTACATCCACGGCAAAGTAGGCCAGCGATCTCTTGGCCACCTCCACCAGTGCCTCGCGTCCCGCCCCCGCCTCCGGGCACGGGCGGCGCAGGGCGGCGATGGCGAGCTTGACGGCTTCCCGCAAGCACGGATCGGCTACCGCTGTTACCTCAAGCGTGATAGCCGCTTCCTCGTTCGTCATCGTGTCGCCCCCTTCTCATTGCCAGCGCGGAACGGGGCGAGGGCGAGAAGCATCTCCTCAAGTTTGACGTTTTGCGCGGCCATCGCGGCGTCCCTCGCGGCGTCCCTCGCGGCGTCCCACGCGGCGGCCCTCGCGGCGGCCATCGCGGCGGCCATCGCGGCGGCCATCGCGGCGTCCCTCGCAGCGTCCATCGCGGCGGCCATCGCGGCGGCCCTCGCGGCGGCCCTCGCAGCGTCCATCGCGGCGTCCCTCGCGGCGGCCCACGCGGCGGCCCACGCGGCGGCCATCGCAGCGTCCATCGCGGCGTCCCTCGCGGCGGCCCACGCGGCGGCCCTCGCGGCGGCCCGTATTGACTCGTCCCCGGTCTCCAGGTATTGCCTGACCACGGGCGGCGCGCCCCACTTGTCGATGACGGACATCGCGCACCAGCGGGCTAACGCTCGCAGCGTGTCGGTGGCGTCGGCCTGCCAGAGACACTTGCGCTCACGGCAAACCAGCTTGTCAGTGTGCGTGCCGGGATCGCCGATGTCGCTGCACTCGACCCGCTGAATGATCGGTCCGGGCGCGTATTGCAGCGCGTCGATGGCTCGCACGCTGGCGTGAAATCCCAAATCGCAGATGACGAGATCGCCCTTGTGTTTTAGCGTGCGGCCGGGGATCACCTTCCGTTTGTCATCGTTCGTCAACCTGCCCATCGCTGGCAGCCAGTGCCATGCGAGGACGGTGTCGGTGCTACGGGATTCGCTCATAGCGGTCTCCTGTTGGGGTTTGCGGAACGGGGCGATGGCTTCGCGGAGGGCCTTAGCCCGTGCGCTGTGCCGCATCATCTGGCTATGAAAATTCTCCTGTTCCTGCGGGTAGTACGGCTCACTGGCCCACGCCTCCGCCGCCCGCGCTACCGCGAGGAGATGGGGGAGGGCGTTGAGTGCGTCGAATGCAATCGCGCTGCGCCGGTTGTATGTCACACCGTTCGTTGTCGCCTCCCGGTGCAGCCGCTCCAGGTCGTCGAGGTTGATGCGGTCGGTCATGGTCTGCCTCCCCGAACGGTGAACCCAATGATAAACCTGCCGGGCACAGGTGGCTGAATGTCCCGGTCGCATCTGGCGAAACACGCAACACTCGTGACAGGGAAATCGGGCCGTGAGAATCGCGGCGCCACCAGTACTGAGTGGTGGTACGAGAAATTGCCAACAAGCAAACCGGACGTTGGCTCGGGAAGATCCACCTGTATCACTTTGCCGCAGCAGGCTATCTCTGCAACCAGCGAATCAGAAATGGCCAGCACGAGCCGGTCATCGTCCCACACCTCGATCGCCGGGCTGGGCTTGCAGCCGACCAGCATGATGCACAGCACTAACCACATCATACTTTAGCCGCCGCGATCTCCTGGTTGAGGCGATACGCCTCCATTATCCCGGGGTGTGCCAGCACGTCCACGGCCCGCACGAACTCCATGCGATAGCCGTCAGGGTAGTGTGCCCGGAACGTCTCGTGCCGATCCGGGCGCGAACCTTCCAGGACACCCAGGTCATGCGGCATGTACGCCTCGGAGCTACAGATGTGGCTGCCCAGGCCGTGGCCGTCCTCGGCCAGCAATTCGGCGCTGTACCAGCTATCCGACCCACCGTTGTTGAACCCGTAGATAACGGGCAAATCCTGTACGGGCTTGCCGTGCGGGTTGAAGACGGCCCAGCCCTTGCCCTCGTGCTCGTAGACGTGCTGCGCTTCGTAGAGCGCAGCGGCTGCTTTGGTTGTCATCATTCCGCCTTTTCCCACTTGTCCCTGTACGTGGGCCCAGAGGAAGCATACTTGACTGGCAGTGGCATCTTAATAACCCCGCTGGCCATGACTGGCTTCACTCGTTGAATGGCCTCCGACCAATCCTCGAGATCCACCTTCCGTGGAATCTGGTGGATGGGCTTTCCGTCCAGCTCGTAGCCCACACAAACCGGGCGGCTGGGCGCATCGAAATGAGTCACGGCTAGCACGTCAACACCGCCACACGCCTGAATCGCGTAGTTCAGAAGCATCAGGTCCAGCGGGCCCTGGCGGAAGGCGCCCTGGCTGCCGTCTGGGCCGTTGTGGGGTTCGGCTACGGTCGATCCCCCTTCCGTGGGGAAGGGGCCTCGACCGTGCCGGGTATGGTACGTCCGTGTGACACCGATCGTCTCCACCGTGCCGGTCCATCCCCACTCTTTGAGCAGCGTCCGAGCATTGTGCGGCGTCGTCGTGCTCCAGGTCGTGTGCGGGTGGAACCCGTGGAACTCGTCCAGCAGAACTCCCTGGGCTCCCTCGAAGACCAGATCGCCGGTCGGACAGCCCTCGGGCACAACGGCAAGCTGCTGGGCAATCTCATGCAGTTCCATGGCCACGGCAACCTCGTGCGGCCAGTCGGAGCAGTCAACCTCGTGCGGCCAGTCGGAGCAGTCAAACTCCTTCTCGTAGTAATCACGGATCCTGGTCAGCCGGTTCCGCAGGCTGTGGATGTCGTACAACTCGCCCATGCGCAGGTCGATGCCCTCGATAGTAGACAGCATCTGCGTTTCACCGATGCCCATGCCGCAGGTACCATGAGCCGCAGCCCCCCGCCGCCTCTCCCTGAGTACGTTGGCCCGCTTGTGGTATTCCGTGATGACCAGCGCGTTCTCACTGATCGTCAGGCGGTGCAGGGCCGGGCAGCCCAGGGAAACGAGGTGGGCGTGCTCGTTCATCAAGGTGATGGGATCTACCAGCATGAACCTTGAGAGATGAGTGCTACAGTTCGGCAGCAATGTGCCGCTGCCGAACTGTGCGAATGTGTGGTGCCGTCCATCAGGGAGCACGACATTGTGACCGGCCTGAGACCCGCCGTTGAATCGCACGACGGTAACGGGGCCTTTTGCCTGACGGGTCAGGTAATCCACCATCGTGCCTTTTCCCTCATCTCCGAACCCCAGGCCGACCACAACGTGTGCGCGCATGACTACGCCGTGTGCCCGACCGGAAGCGTACCGGTCGGCTTCGCGGCGATCTTGAGTAACACAGGCTGACCCTTCTCGTCCTCGGCCCGGTAGACCCGGGAGTGGCTGCCGTGCTCAGGGGCGGCAGGTAATACTGTGTACACCCCACGGGCTGATCGAATCTTCTGGGTCGCCGTGCCAGTGAACGGCCGGCTGTACGTCCCTGCGGCCAGCGCCACCTCGGCCATCTTGCGAAGTTGGCCCAGCAGGGCAAAGACCGGCCCGGCCAGGGGGCGCAGCTCCTCGGGCTGCGTGTCCGGGTGGATTGACCGGGCCAGGCGCTTGTAGGCAGTGGACAACTCCGCCTCGGTCGTGCAGGCGCCGAACAGGGCCGGGAAGGACGTGGCCGCCGCCAGGTGGTCCGACAGGCGCGTGATCTCCTCCCGTGTCACCGGCGCCGCCGCCTCCGCGGCCGGTGCTTGCTGGAGGAGAACAGGTTGAACAGGAGATCAAACCAGGAAAACAGGTTGAAGGCTGACATTATTCCTCCGTGTTGTAGCGGGTGACGATCTCGCGGATGGCAGACTCATCATCAAACGGGACACGACCCCTCCAGGGCTGCTCATCCGGCGTATCGGACTCGACCACCGCAGCCAGAAAGCTACCCGCCAGCTTCAGCAAAGCGATGAAATCGGGCAGGGCGTTCCGGGCCTCGGCAGCAAGCGCGCAATCGGCGGTGTGGCCCAGCGGGAAGTGGAGGAGCACTCGGCAGGCCGAGTGCTCTGGGTCCAAGCACTTGCCCAGCAGCAGGTTGTACGGTTCTTCGTCGGTGCAAACCCAGTCCTTCGTGGCGAGCACGTTAAGCATCGCCATGCGATCCAGCCGGGTCATTTTGCTACTCATCGGGCGAGCCTTTCGGTTTTGGGTGGTGGGCAACTGTCAACTCTTGTCTCTCCCGGGTGTCAGCCCGGGAGAGGCGAGGCCGCCCCCTCCCACCC